AGGACCTCGATTTCTCCTATTCGGCGAACGAGAGCCTGTCGTGCAGCTTCGAGGGCGAGCCGGTCACCATCGGCTTCAAGTCGACGTTCCTGGTCGAGATACTGTCCAACATCGATACCCCGAGCGTCATCATCGAGCTTGCCGACTCCACGCGTTCGGGCGTGTTCAAGCCGCTCTACGACGAGCCGCGCACGGCCAACGCGCTGATGATCCTGATGCCGATGCTCCTTGATACTCATTGATGCTTGACGCGTGAATTATTGTGTATTGATTTGCAAGTTCACATAAAAGTTGTATCTTTGTAGCGAGTTCAAACGAAAAGTCGCCCACATCGGCAGGTCGCGATGTCTGCGCAAACTCCCAACGGACAAGTGTCGGTATGGGAAACGGTAGTGGTAAGCGCGCGTTACCGCTACTTGCATATCTCGCTTACCAAGTGTAAGAGGAGTTATGGGGCCGGAGAAATCCGACCCTTGCTTTTGCAAGCACAAAAAGTTTTACTATATTTGCAATGGCTTTGGTAAAACACTGAATTAGCATTGGATTTCCCCCGCTTGACGAGTTCTTGCGGGGTTTTTAATTACGGCGAATTTGCCATAATTAGAATTTTTTACTATCTTTGTGGTGGATTTAAGAGATTTTATTCGTTTCCCCTCGCCTGCTGTGAAGCCCGCGAGGGATTTTTTATACGGTAACTCTGTTATACTCTAATTATACTAAAAGCGCCGAGCCGGGCCAAAAGTAGGCCCCAAATAGGCGTTTTCGGGCTTTATTTAGATGTTAACTATTTAATAATCAATATTATAAAAATCGGCCAATACCTGGCTCGCCGGCATATTGGAAACGCCGGAACGGTATCGTAAACAAAAGGTGTCGAATTCGAGACCTTTTTTGGTGGCATCACCTATATGGTATAAAAAAGGAGCGACCTATGCCGCTCCACCGCGCTACTACGCACATTGCGCTTTCGCGCCATGCCCCAAGATAGACTAACGAGAGATAAGAGTGGGGCTATTCTGTTTTTGCAGATTCAGGTGCAATACCAAGGCAAAAACCATTAACGCCATTAGCGGTGTTTGCGCTATACGTTTTAGAACCGCTGTCGCTAATTTGAGACTTGAACATATCTTTAAGTTCTCGCATATACGCATTCGGGTCATAGAAATCCGGGACGTCTACATTGCCGAGCATATATTTCTCAATTTTTTCCGACACCTCTACAATGTTTGTAGAATCTACATCTTTCAGCATTGAAGCAATCCTTACGGCCTCATTGCGTACTTCTAACTTTGAATTGATAGTCATTATTTACTTTTATAGGTTATTGATAATGTTTTGATTGTGTTCTGTTCTTAAAGTAAACCCATTCCTGTATGCTTATTTTCACTCTCCAATTTGACATAGCCCCTCAGTCAGTCTCTTTCTGCAATGGTCGCAAAGGAGATGATGCGCGACATCCCACATTTCTTCTACAATGTCGTCGCCGATATATTGTATTTCCTCGCCATGCGGGTCTATATCATACGCTTCGGCTATATGCGTTGCCAAATGCCCCATTTCGTGCCGCCACGATTTTGCAAACTCTTTTGTAGTTGTTGTTATTTGAATAACAATAACGGTCTCTCCTGTGCGTTTGTTTGAGTACGTCAAGCCGGTATTCATGTTGCCCGACGAAAGGCTTCTGTAGGCGTTATCCAAATCTTTGCCTTTGCAACCTATCTCTATCAAGCTCTTCATGATTTCGCTGACGTGGTAGCCATGCACGGCATAGTAGCACCTAACGTGCCAATCATAAGATGGTATGTCGAATGTTTGGCGTATCATGTTTAATCGAGCAAGTCTTCCCAATCTACAGGTTCACCTTTGGCGATGCAGTCCACGTACCACTTCCTAAACACATTGCCTCCCTCGTTATCGGGGTCATCAATAACATCCTTAATATAGAGTGCGAGGTGTTGCTCATCGGGAATGCTCGACTTATAGTAATCCGCGACACACATATTAGCGATGAATGTTGCATTGTACCCCTTGTTGTGTTCCAGTTTGACATTATACCTTTCGAGAAGTTCATCAACTTTTTCTTTTGTAAGCGGTTCTATGCTCTCTTTCTTTCCGGTTGCGGGATTTAGTTTTCGCATATCTTTTACCGCATACTCACAAGCCTTTTTATTGAAATTCCACGCATTGTGCCGCAAATAAGCCGTCATTGCTTTCGGACGGTAATCATCATAAATATCCAATTCTATTGCCATAGTTTCAATGTATCTTGTAGTATACCTTTCGGCGTACTGTCGTTTTCAAATTAAATAAAGGAGGGAGGGCCGTAACCCTCCGCTCCATGCGGACTACATGTAGCGTCCGCGATAATCGCGACGGCGACGTATACCGCGACCGCGTCCATAACGACGTTCGCCCATACGGTCATCACCGTCCCAATCATCATCGTCTCGTTCCCCGTAACCACCACGCTCACCATAGCCGTAGTCGTCGCACATTTCCTCTATGCACTGCATAGCCTTGCCTGCATGGCGGAGAACCTTTTCGACATGTTCGGACAGACCCGATACTTTGTCTTCCGAAATCTCAATCATGTATCCCATAGTTTACTTGTTTTTTGCAGGTTTTTCTTCCTTAGCCCCCTCCATGCCTTTCAACAAGGATATAAGTTCAGCCATCTGCAACTGTTGGGCTGCGAGTTGTGATTTAAGATCGGAAATCTCGGCTTCCTGTTTTTGCTTTTCAGCATACTCAGGATTAAGCCGTTTCATCATCTCGTCACACGCTTCTATCACCTGACGGTTATAGTCTACCGAATTGATTACACCAATAGCCTGTTGACGTAGGCTGTTGACCTCGGCGTTCATTGCCTCCTTGTTGGTCGCAAGAACGTATTGGGTAGGCACACCGTTGTTCTTGTACTCGTCAACTTCGGCATGAGCAGGAACTTTAGGGAATGGCCCCGTTTTGTCACCGACCTTTATCATAAGGTCAACTGTCATTGTCTGCGGTAAGCCAAACTGTGGTATCGGTTTAGTCACCGATACTATCGTTCCTATCTCCACTGTCGGAACACCCTCTTTATTGAGGATATAGATGGGAGAACCGGGGCGTAAGGTTGAAAAACTCATGTTGTTAATTGTTTTTAATGTTTATAAATCACTTTGTTGCCGCTACTGGTGTTGCTACCGCAGCCGCAGCCGCAGTAGGAGTAATGCCTGTCAGCAGTTGCAACAGCCTCGACCTGCTGTTGTAGTAAACAGTGTAGATGCCGGTGCCGCTAAGGTTGGCAACCGTAATCGGGTCGCCGTTAAAGCCGGTCAACGGCACACTGCCAAACAGCACGGGAAGTGTGGCGGTGGTGCCCGTCGGGACTGCCTGTTGCAGCCGCACAAGCACAAGCCCTGCAAATGGGATTTCTCGCGAGTTGTCAAACGAGTAAGTCACATTAGCCGTGGAAACCGCTACTCCGGTCGAGTTAATACAAGGAATGCCATTCACATTTACCATAGTGATGCCCTCCCTACATTAAAAGAACGATCCTGTTCCGTTGTTAAAGCCGAAGCCGAAAGGATTGGCAAACGCATTGCCGAACACACCTCCGCAGAAACCCGTAGGGATAAGCCCATAAGTGGCGTTTACCGAAGTGTTGAGCGGAACGTACTGATCGGGGCAGCATATTTTCTTAACAGGCGGCTGGTTGCACTGGATTTCCTGCAATGCCGAGTAGATGGGCTGGAGTTCTGCCTGACGCTCCGAGCGGGAAGTGAGGGTTGCAATTACGCGGTCTTTCTCGGCAAGTTCGCGGTCTTTGCGGCTGTCCTCGATAGCATCGAGTTTGGCAAGGATTGCACGGGTGTTGTCGTTAGCGTTCTGCTTGAGTTGGCACGTTTGGTCTGCCGATGCGTAAGCCACAGCGGAGAAACCGCGCTCCTGACCGATGTTAACGCCGTTGATTGCATTGACAAGGGTATGGGTCTGCTCACAGTTGGCAAGTTGGTTCTGGTAGCCCTGTGCGGTGATAAGTTGTTTTACGTCGCAGCAGCAGTTGCAGATTTGCTGGGTAAGAGCCATGTTGCCTTGCTGCATCTGTGCGATGATGCTTGCGGTGTTTTGTCCGCTCTGAGCTGAGAGGTTGCAGATTTGCTGTGCAACAGAGTTAATACCGCTGTTGATCTGTCCTATCGAGCAGTTAAGGGTGGATGCAAGTTGGCTGATATCAATGCCATTGCGCTGAATGGCGTCCATAAGCATCTGACGTTCCTCGTCACCGCGTCCGTTACCATTGTTGCCGAAGCCAAAGTTGCCGTTGCCGAAGATAGCAGCCACGATAATAAGAGCGATGATGTCCTCGAAGCCACGACCGCCAAACAGACCGCCGTTGTTGCCGTTTATCATACCCATAAGCGCGGCAGTATCAACGCCACGGTTCTGTAAGGCAGGCAGGATGCTTGCGAGCAGGTTGTTGCTCGATACACCTGCATCGGGGAAGAAAAATTGTTTTGTTTCAGACATAAAATTTAGAGGTTTAATTGTTGCGGTCATCATTGACCGTAACACAAAGGTAGCGTAGCGTATGCCGCACGACAAAGAAGTTACAGTCACATATCAACTTATTGATATGTAGTGTGTTTGTTTGGTGATACGGGTCACAAAAAAAGGAGCATCATAATTGATGCTCCTGCCACCGTCAAAAGAAAGGTATGGAAAATAAAATACGGTGGAAATTCCGTAAGGCTGTTGATAATGCGCCTATTGTATGTTACAACGCCACGACGTCGGTATAATCTTCGAGAAGTTAATGATGTTGTAAAACTTCTTTGTTTTGGGCGGATTGTCCTTTTGAAATTGCTTGCGCGACATGACGGCCTTAACATTGTTCTTGGATTGACCGAATGCTTTTGCAATATCTTCAATCGTAGCGTTCACGATAAGTTTTTCTGATATATCCTCACTAATGCACCTGAGTTCTTCGGGTGTACATTCATTATTTTGCACTTTATACTAAAACATAGTAAGTACGTCAAGTATAAGTCGCTTATAGTGGTTATCCGTTTCCATGCAAATTAAGGATTTACGTCAGTTAGCGCAAAGTCGCATAAACTCGGCTTCGTTACGCGGATTGTGAGTTCAACCTGCACAGCATCGGCTACATTACCATGTTTATCGCGATAAAAATTTTTCGCTTCCGCAATTGGTTGTGGATAACCGACAATCTTCACGCGGTTGTAGTCATTGTAGAATGTTATTTGCTTAAAGGTCTTAACATCTCCTTCTTGCGTGTAGAGCCGCTTATTGAAGTCTCGAATGATGATATTCGCGTTTTCGATGTCGCTGTTTTTCGCTTGTACAAGAAACGTTGCTTTGTAATCGAATGCGTCATCTACCGTCTTGGGGTCGATATACTCGCCCTCCTCCTCAGCATAGGTTGTTTTCTCGAAACCTTTTGTCGGTGGTGCAAGCCGCTCGTCTGCGTTAAGGTAGAGCAGACCATACTCGGCATAGGCATCGAGAACTTTTCCGTCTCCTATTTGCAAGCGAGTGTTAATCATGATTTCTTGTTGTTAGCGCACATAGTGCAATTTTTGTTGCACTCAGTTTCAATCCAAAGCGAATCGTGTTGCAGTACCGGACATTCTTCGGACGGGAGCTTGCATAGATACGCCTGCTTGATGGACTCTCTATCATGAGCGGTCTTAATATCCGAAGCGTCAATTCTGTTTTGGTAACGTTCGATAATGGCGTCTTGACGTTTGATTTGCTCGTCTTGCATGTTTACGATGCGCTTGACATTGTCGAGCACATCTCCCTCTTTCTTTTGTTTATTGCGGTATGCAGTACCGAGCCACGCAATTAGTGCGGTAAATATCGGTAGAACAAAGTTTATCAGTAAATCTTTCATAGCGTGTCGTGTTTGTAGAAAACGAAATCTGCATTGGGACTTTCGGCGGTTATAGTATTCTCGCCGAAAATGTATAGGGGGACACGAATAGGCATAAAATTGTGTTGGTCACAGTCAATAGTCATCCTGCAACCGTTCGCAAAGTAGTACATCGGGATAATCTCTGCATCGATGTTTAGCGCGGTTTTAATCGTACCTTTGCAGTTATGGAAAATGTAGACTTGGTGCTTGTCGAGCAATTCGCCGTTGAAAGTGTGGCCGATGAAAACTCCGCAGTCGCGGGCTTCGCTATTGTCGAACTCTTTGCGCAGAAAATCGAGCGTCGGATATTCGCGTTCCAACGCCCAATCAATAGTCTTTTTATATAGGCGTATAGCCGCCGTTTTTGAGTTACACAACCGTAGTGCAGCGAGGTTTTCGTTACACATACCGTCTAACCTCGCATCACGCAATAGTTGCTCTTTCCACTCTCTATCCATGCTCTAAAAAAAACCATAAGCCGACCGCATTGCTGCGTATCGGCTCATGGCGCAATATGGTAAAAATTCACACGTACAAATATACGAGTTTTTAGTGAAAATCCAAATAGTTAGTTCAAAGAAGTATTTACTTTATAACTTCCTTGTACGCCGTTAGGCTTAATCACTCGGTTAAGGTTTTCGGCGATATTCTCGCAAGCCGCCGCAGCACGTTCACACCGTTCCGCAGTTTGCGCGGTGTTTAGAGCGATGTTCGGCAGATATGCAAGGTGCTGATTCTGAATTGTAATCAAATCGGTCAGTTGTTCACCTGACGCCACCTCATATCCTCCGCCACTCATTATGGTAGCAATTTGTGCTACATTCCGGTCGATATTGGTAACGTAGAAAAGTGAGGTATTGATAAGCGAGGATAGTCCGAGAATGCTTTCCTCCGACGCCGATGCTATGTCTTTGGATATGCCGGTGAAGTCGTCGCCGAATTGTTGAGAAAGAAGCCCCATCTTTTGCATATTCTCCATCGCTACGGGAAGCCCAGTATTCAGATCATTCATCGCCATTTGGGTTGCTTTTAGGAAGTCTTCCCAAAACTTTTCATCTTGGAAAATAGAGGCATCCTGACCTTCAAACAAGTCAAACAAAGGTTGCAACGCTACCTTTGCAACTCCACCTAATACCGCCTCTTGGATGAGATTGTCAACCATCTTCTCCATCTCATCCTCAATCGCCTTACGGGTATCTCCGAACTCCTTATAGGCATCCAACCATGCCTGCGCAAAAGCACGTGCAGCACTTGCGAGGTCGGTTCCGAGCATTTGTTCGGCTAACGTGTCTTGTAAGTCTTCGAGTTCTTCTTTAAGGTCAAGGATTTTTTGCAAATACTCCTTGACTTTCTCGTCGTCGGTTTTTTTGCCTTTGCTTCTCTCTGCTTCGAGTTGCTTTTGGGTAGCGGCTATCTGTGCCTCCAAGTTCTTCTTTTGATCTTGGATGTTTGCGGCATACTCGCCACCGAACGCCTCATCTGCTGCTTTCTGCAACCGTTCGTAAGCGTGAGAGAGGGCATCAATGCGTTCTTGTTGACGCTTGATTTCTTTTTCGGCCTTTCGAGCTTTTGAGCCAGACAACCACGTAAAGAAAGCACCGATTGCGGCTATTGCTGCGGCACCAGCAAGGAGAGGTGCCAACTCAGCCTCAATAATCGTTATGATAGACGCCACCAAAGCGAGTGCAGTTGCGACAATACCTAACCACTTAGCCATCTCTTGCAAGAACGCTCCGAGTTCACTGTCCTCTGCTATACCGAACAAGTCAACAACTTGCGATAAAATCGACTGCAAGTTACTTATGGCACTCGATGCGGCATTGAATCCCTCTACGATTTGGTTCTGTGCAGCTTGCTGTGCGTCTTGTGCTGCCGCAACATTTATTTCTGCTTTACCTAATCTTTGTTTTGCTTTAGTTAATCTATCGTTTGCCGCTGCAAGTTCATTAGCACCTCGGGCACGGTCCCCCATTGTTCTCCTTTCCAGCTCCGGTGTTAGTGCGTATACTTGTTGTGCAGCAGCTACATCTGCCTGTGCTTCATCTACTTCTTTCCTTGCAGCGGCTTCTTCTGCCCTTGCCTCGGCGAGCTGCTTTGTTGCTTGAGCATACGCCACTATTCCGTCTATAATGGCCTTAATCGGATTACGTTTAATGAGTTCGTTGTACAGCTTTTCATACTCACTCATTACGGTTTTCAGTTGCTCCGGCGTGAGGTCCTTATTGGTTTCGATGAACTCCCGCAACTTTTTAATCAAACGTTCAATTGTTGGTGTCGCAACGCGGTCTATATCTTCAAAAGTCTTGATCCAATCCGTGCTTGCCTTGAACTCATCCCAATCAATTTCATTAAGTGCCTCGGCTTGGGCTTGGTACGAAGCTCTCGTAAGACTATCCGCCATCTCTTGGGATATATTTTTCGCTGCCAGCCTTTCCGCAATTTGTCTACGTTTTTCGGCTTCTCGTTCTACAATAGTGGTGCGTTGTTCCTCAAAGGTTTTGAATTTCTCGTAAACCTTGAATGTGTCGAGCATCCATTGTGCGTTTGCCTTTTTGTAGTTGTCGAGGATTTGCTGAATAGCCTTTTTTTGCTCGTCGGGTATCGTTGCAAAATTATCCTTAAATATCTGTTCCAATGCGTGATAGTCCACCGAATCTACGCCGATAGCGAGATTTAATGCGGTATCGTCTATACCCTTAAATGCCTCCCTAATTTGGTTTACTATTGCATCGTGCAGACCCTTACCGGTATCCCCATACACGCTCATAGTGATATTTGCCGATAACTCCCTGTTTCCGGTCATGTTCAGCATCTTGTCGAAGAACTCCTTTGCCGTCTTGGTGCGAGACACTTCGTCGGCAAGGCGTTTGAGTTCGGATTCGAGGTTGCGTTTGGTATCTTCAAAATCCACTTTCTCTATCTTAAATCCGAGTTCAAGAACGTCCTTTTGCGACTTCGGCAAGGTACGCATAACATCCTGCAACTTTTGAAGTGCCGCTTTATACTCTGCCGACGTTTTGGGCAACTCTATACCGTACTGCTTGAATATGTCGAGCGTTTTTCCGAACTCACGATTGATACGTTCTTGCGCGTCCGCTTGGCTTACATACCTTGTGTACTCTTTATAGTTGGCATAAACCTTTTCAAGCAGCGATACCTCCTCTTTGAGTTTGGATAGGCGGTCGTCGGTGCCGCCTCTGCCCCCTTGACTTTTCGCCACATTGAATAACTGAATAAACGCTACTAACTCTTTCAGTACCGCTAACTCTTGTTGGTAATTCTCTAAATCGGTAGATTTCTTACCTCTTTCACTTTCAGAGAGTGTTGGCGATAGCAATAACGCTTGCGTCTGCTTTATCCTCTTTTCGAGTTCTTCTATGCTATTAAAAAAGTTCTTCACATAGTCGTCTATGCTCGTATTGCTATCTTTGAGGTGCTTTTTTATTAAGTCCATACTTACCCCCATACCACTTGCTACATCCTCGAATTTTTTGTTTATCACTTTCGAGAATGAATCTGACGGTATAAGTTCGTAGTATGCCTTTGCGATTTTAGCGAATGCCGTATTTGCTTGCGACGATACTTTGTTCCCCGCATTGACGAGTTCTTTGTTTATGCTATCTATATCAATAAACTGACCGTCGACCCACGCATCTTTGAAAGTAAGCCCCGAATCTTGGAATATCTGTTTGATTACTTTTACATATTCATCGGCTGCTACCTTTGCTTTCGCCGTGTCAAATGCGTATGTACCCGTTTGCAACGTCGCACTTTCAAAGTTGTTAATCTTTTCCGTCGCTGCATCAATAAGGTCTCCATACAAACCGACTTCTCCCGTGAGCGCCTTTTGTTGTTCGGTTACTCTTTTAATCTCGGATTCTTGCTCCCTGTATGCTTCTACAAGTGTGTGCATATTATTCGCGAATCCTCCTAACTCCGATATAGCCTGCACCTCTTTATCGGTAAGTTCTACGCCTGCAAAGTCTTTGAACGCATTGCGAATAATATCTTGTACGCTGTCTGCCGTTGTACGAGCGTATTTTTCTATACCAGCAAATGCCCTCTCAATAGTCCTTTCGTCAAAGGATAACGATATGGCTTCTCTTTGCGGTGTATCTCCAGCAAAACCCGTAGTAATAATTTCGGTCGTATCTTTTAATTTGTCGCGTAACTTGGTCTGCGCTTTTGATATTTTTTCGGTAGTGTTACCGACAATAGTTTCAATTTGGTTAGCAAGCATTTGTTGGCGGCAATACTCTGAAATAGCCGTAGTTAGTATATTGTAACTGCCCGCCATATTACGCAAGTTCTCGATAGTTAGCAAGTGCGTAGGTATCATATCCCGATAAGTCCGCTGTAATTCGTCGAGTGCGTTTTTTTGTTCCTTTGAACCGTCGGCTGCTTGTACCGCTTTATTCGCCAACAATTCAAAGTTACGTGTCATAACGGTTATATTCTTTGCTCCCTCCGTCCCTATATCATCGAGTGCATTTTTCAACTCATTAGATTTAGATACAAGGTGCGATATGACTTGATATGCCGTAATAGCAACGGTGATAAGAATACCAACCCAATTTGCTTTAATTGCAGCCCCTATTCTCTTTAATGCGAAAGTAAACTTATTCCCACTTGCTGCGGCTGCTTCGAGAGCCTGCGCCGACTTTAATGTTGCGGCCGCTGACTTTACTTTTTGAGCGGCTGCGGCACGTTCCAAATTGGTAGCAGTAGGCAACAGCGCATTCTGCCTTGCTACTGCGGCATTGTATCGGTCTTGCGCGACGGCAACCTTTTGTGTTGCGGAATACATCTGCACTCCGAGCATATTCCACAGCGACTTAAACTTATTCACAACGCCGAGTATTGCAGCCCCTCCGAGCGTTTGAAGCATTAACCCACTTACCAACTGCCAATTATCCGCAAGCGTCTTTACAAGGCTTATTACGCCCTCCATAGCACCGCGAACAGCACTTGTATTGCCCATCTCGTCATACATAATAGATAGGCTATCTTTGAGGTTCGACCATTGACCGGCGAGCGTCGCGGCCTGCTTTTCCTGCATATTGTAGAACATACCGCCTGCGTCGGTCATATCCTCGAATATCTCCGCTACCATTTCAAAGGACACGGCCCTTTTAGATATTAGGTCGAAAACCTCGCCCGTAGAAACCATTTCGCCACGCAAGGCGGTGAACTTCTCGGCGAGTAGTTCGATAAGCGGGATTCCGGCTTCGGAGAACTGACGGACTTCGGAGCCTCGAAGCACACTCGCAGCCTTTACTTGACCGTATGCCAAAATCAGGCGTTGCATATCCACGCCCAAACCAGCAGATACATCCGCCAACCGCTTCGTGGTGTCGAACAACTTATCCGTTTCAATACGGTATGCCGACAACTGCTTGACGTAACCCACCAAGTCTTTAATCTCGAAAGGCGACTGAACTGCAAAGGTCTTGATTTGATTGAACAGCGCATTTGCTCTTTTGGTATCTTGAATGATTGCGCCGAGCGATACCCTCTGTAACTCAAATTCGGCGGTCGTTTCTCTTAACCGCTCGGTAAAACGAGAAATTGCGGTTAGCCCGAATAATACTGCTGTACGTTTTAATAGGCGACTTATATATCCCCCTGTGTTCGAATATGCGTGAGCAGTACCTTCTACTGCCTTACGATAACGTTCCTCTGCAATAGCTGTACGTTTTTTTGCCTGCTCTACACGCTGCTCCCGTATAAGAATATCCCTCTTTAACTTTTCCTCACGGGCGAGCGTTCGTGCCAAAATATCCTTTGTACGCGCTTCTTCGGTTGTTGCCTTTGCCGATATAAGTGCGGACTTTTGGTTAAGAGATTGTATTTTGACAAGGATAGTTTCTAGCTTTTTCAACTCCGACACAAGGCTGCTTATCGCCCCTTTTGTTTCCGGCGTTACAGGCGCAAGTTTCAATTCTTTAAGCCGCTTTTGTACTGCGTCGAGATTATCCAACTGCTTAACGTCGTAGGACAACTTAATCTTAATAGGGCGTTTTTGTATAGCCTTTTCGAGTTTACTTGCATACGTGCTACCCCATTCTTGTTCTGCATTTTTTGTTGCACTATCCAAGTCAAACCCTATCGGGAACATCAATCTATCCTTTGCCATAGTCTATCCTTTTTTATCTACTCTTTTTTGTTTCCGCACTCTCCGCTGCCTCACGCATTGCATACGCCTGCAACTGCTCCATATCCAACTTACGCAAGTCCGTCGCTACTTGCGGTGCCGTGCCCACGCCAAACCTCGATAGCATCTTCGCCGTTTCTGCATCGCTCTTTGCTTTTCTTAGTGCGCTATTCTTCTTGTGCTTTGGCTCCTCATAGTCGTAATCGTAATAGCCCTTATCAATTAACATCAGCGTTACAAAGTTCGCGCTATCCAAATACCAATACCGTAGCCACGACCAAAAGTTATAGTTGCCGTATATATGCTTTATCTTTTCGTTGTCCGCCGCGCTTTCAAAGAAGTTGCCGACTTGTCGTCCGCCTCCTTTTTCGGCAAAGCGTCCTCGGCCAACATACTTTCCGCACTCTCCATTCTCTCTTGATATTGCTTGATGCCGTCGCCAACCAACTTCGTAGAGAGCGCGAGTTGAGCCTTTGTAATCTGCCAGTTGGCGTAGAAAAAATTTACACTTTTCCCCTGCATTCCCGCTTTATTGATTTCGTACGTATGCACACTTGTACGGCAGTCCAATATCCGCCAATAGATAGCGAACAGGAACGGCACAAACAACGCTTTCAATCCCAGTATATAGTACGCCGCAGTCTTTGAATGTAGCGTCCGTAATTTTTTCGCTATTTCCTGTGCGCGACGCAGTTTTATCTCCTCCTTTGCCTCGCGTTCTAATATCAACGCCTCCAATTCGAGGTCGTAAATCTTTCGTTTGATAATGTTAGGTACGTCCTTAACATTATATACTTTATTTCCTACTACTACCGCACAAGGTGCGCCAGTTCGTGCGGCTCGCTCATTTGCAAGCATCTGTATCTGTTCCTCGGTGGTTGCCACGCGTTGTTAAATTGTAATGTTAAACAATTACTCTTTATTCGCGCTTCATCGGGTTCGTAACCTCTCCCCTCCACGCGCTCTGCCCCGCCAACTGCGGATGATAATTAAAAGAGAGCCGCAAGCCGACGGCTATCGCCTATGCAACCTACGACTCTCGCCCATTCGTTCTCCTTTGTCGACTGTTAAGCCGATACTTCCTCGTCGTACTTCGTCTTGCCGACAATCAGCATACCGGTTTTCATCGTAGGCGTATCTACGTTCTCGGCAACTACCGTAACTGCAATACGCCAAAGACCATCAGAAATAGTCAGGTTTGACGTAATCTTTGCTTTCGGAAGCAGAATCGACTTGTTTGCCTCGTCGTTCACAACCATAATCGGTCGCGTCATTGTTGGAAGTTGAGTACCAAAACCTATTGCCGTAACCTCGCCATCCCAAACATCGCTCGTCCAAGTGTTTTCGGTAGTAGATTTTTTAACGTCCATACCTTTTAAGAACTCTTTGAAATTTTCTTTCGAGGTGTCGGCCATTTCAAAAGTAAAGCCCAACGTTCCAGCCGTAACCGAAGCCGTGATAACGTCGCCCTGCTCGTCGAGAATGTTGTTCACTTCGGGTTCGTCGCCATTCCATTCCGTCGAATCCTGCACAATCTGGCCGAGTGACTTTGCCCCAGCAAGAGTGGCAAGTGTCAGGGCGTCATAATCTGTAACGGTATCGAAAAGTACAATGTCGGACTGACCGTTGAAAATATCGGTAACTCCCGCTCTCTTAATTCCTGCCATAGTTGTAAGTATTAAATTGTTTTACGTTAAATTACATTGTTTGAGTGCCTAACGGCTGTAAATTAGCAAAAACCTCGCGTTTGAGAGTATCTTCAAGGGTATCAAAAAACCCTATACCTCTATGCCATGGTGAACCCTTGGTATTTACTTTATAAGCATAAGGAACAGCAGAAAACAACACTATCCATATTCCATTTGCGAACTCTCCCGATGCTTCTTGTAATGCGTTTTCGAGATATTCCGTACCAATGATATTGTGTGTTTGAGTCTCGTTGTCGTTCTGTGAACCTTTTCCTCTATTTGTCGGTTTATACGACATTAGGACACCGTCCACATAAACCCCAACTCCCGTAGCGTCGTGTAGATGTCCGAACCAGAACGGAAATACATCTGTGCCTCCTCCTTTTTCGTGTGGTGCAAAATCTCCGTCTATAACACCAACCAACCACGCAGCTATATTGTTGAGTATACTTACAATCTTTGGTTTCACCATATTCTCTACATGAAGTTTTAGCAACTTCGAGAATACACGCTTATTTTCCGCCGTATTTGCCATTAGTTACTCCTTTTCCGACATTTGCCATTCCACGTTCAAAACCGTTACGGAATAGCCTGCCGTTACATTGATTGTCGTGGGTGTAATGATATTCTGCGGATTCAGTTCAAAAAAATACTTTCCGTTCTTTCGATACTTCAAATACTCTTCCAACTGACTTACGATTGCATTAACTCGATTTTGCTTTACCACTCCGTTGTTCTGCGTCTTGCAATAGACACTAACGGCTAAATTGCCGCGAAACAAACCTAACGGATGTACCATTGCACGGATAACTCCGTTAATGTTTATGTCTATAAACTCGTTCGCTAACCCCGTATTGGGTCGCTCTCCTTGCCGATATACAGGAAGCGTAGTTGTATCCGTCGCAGATGTTTGGATTGTAATCTTACCCTCCAACAACTGCTTTAACTCCGCGTCAGGTTGTATGTCAGCAATACTACTCATAATACAATCGTTGTGTTAATAACCGACTACGTATTTCGCTATCCGCAAGCGAACACGCTGTCTTTTACTTTTCACTCGCCTGCTTCAACTCTATGCGGGTAGTCTCGCGTTCAATGAAGATAAAGCGGATGTCCCGAACCGCCTCTACGACACTCGTAATCTTGCGACCTGCAAGCGTCTCTATACTTACAGAATCGTTGATATTTACAAGTACCTTGTTGCTCGGCAGGAACAATAGGGGATTGCGTATTACCATACGATTCACGTTGCTTTGTCCGCCCTCCTCGTAGTGGCACTCACCCTCGTAGATAGTTTCGACGATTTGGTTATCCCATTCGTCGTACCTATCCGTCGGACGCTCAATTACGCATTTATCCCTAAAGGTGATTATCATACAAGTTTACACTTTCATATATTCGCGTTTCTTTGTCCCGACCACTGTCGGCAACTCCACGCGCCCTACCCCGCTCACCGCAGGTGGTATTCCTATTTAATGAACGCAAATACCCACCGTCGAACATACCGCCGGATTCCAAGTCCTCGTCCTCCGTATCGAATCCATGCTTTTTACGCAAGGCGTCAGCGAGCATCTTAAAACGCTCCCTATCTGCCATAGTGATAGTGTAACCACCTTTGCGCATCTGCGTGTCTCCGTACTGTTCCGTGAACCCGCCTCCAGCGAACACACCCAAAACAGCGTAATAGACCGTAGAAGACGCATAATCAAGTCGAACTTGAAACTCGGCCTCCGCCTTATTTCTCTCGTCCTTGTCCTCGATAGCATCGAAAGCGTCAATATCATCATCCAACTTAACAGCGTCAAGCCCTACTTCCTTCGGACTACGCGCTGCCCTCTGATATACCTCTTTCGGCAAATCAAGGCCCGGGACTAAACTTTTCAAATACGCTTCTACGGTCATACTACTCAATGTTCATTTGTTTCCCTACTTGCTCGAAGTTTTGGTAGACAACACTTTCGGCTCGGTATCTACCAAACGAGACAGAACCGCCGAATCGTTGCTAATCTTCTTGATGTACATCTTCGTCGGACGGCTCGGAACTGCCAGTGCGGTCAGCTCGGAAACCCAAGTCTGGGTACGAGTCTCGGGGTTGTACCGGTACTCGATAATACCGCGACCGCCAAAGATATTCGCCGAGATTGCACTACCGTCGGGACGCACAGGAACGACGTTCTTAATCGTACCCATATTGCCGCTCGGACGATACAGCAGGACGCCGGTGTTGAACGCTTTGAGCATCGGGTAGTCGAATTGCTTAGTCTCCGCGTTGAACTTCGGCGCGAATACCACATTATTGTGGTAAACAACCTCATCGACGCCCATAAGGCGCTTGAACCACGTCTTAATCTGTGCGTCGTCCGCCGTCATTAGTGCCCAACTACCAGCTTCGGCAGCACGAATATCCGAATCATCATTTGACTTACCTGCGGTGTACAGACCCCCAATAGTCATGTAACCGATCGCCTTTTTGAATGCAGGGTGACGAACCAGCTTGTACATCGTATCCTCCTCGTCAAGTTCCAGCGTAACTGCACCGTAAGTGCCGCTATACTTCAAATCCTTAACGAACTTCTGCGAATCCATAACAGGATTCTTCGTCTCGTCGTAGGAAGCTACGTTACCATTTGCGTCCTCCGTCCAGTAAGCAGAAGTGGTTACGTTCTCCGCCGGGATATTCGACTTAAACGATACGTTTACAATACCGCCTTGGTTGTTCGTGTCAGTGAGTACCAAACCATCGGGGTTCGACTTCATCTGACCCACTTGATAGGTAATCGACTGCGCGTGTGCCGACGGGAACTCCGAAACAGTGTTCAGAATGTTCTTGGCAAAGTAGTCAAGCAGTGAGGTGTAGGGAGAATCGCCACGAAGAACGGCGGCACTCTCCAGATCCTGTGCAGCAATAAGCCAACGGCGGTAATCATTCTCACCCATAACCTCCAGTCGCCTCTGACGCGGGATATAACCGCCGAACTTACGCATAGAGATTTGACGACCACGAGGCAGCGGCTCGGAGTTCACGTCCACATAGGTAGCCATTGCCGTGATGTTCTCGTCTACTTCACCCAGTTCATACGAGAAGTCGATTTGCTGTTCGTCCCACGAGAAACCGTCTATATTAAAGTTGGTCGTCTCCTTTCCTTGCAGGTATTTATTGTACCAAACCTCTAACGACTTGGACGAACCAAGTCCGAGAGCCTGCATAATGTTTCCAAATCCATTAAATCTTGCATCCATAGCTTATACCTCCTTAATGAATGAAATACGACCAAACAGATGCGATTTTTGTGCGTCTGTAATTGTTGCTTTTGTGCGCGATTCGAGGAACTCGCCCATCGTTACGATAGTGAACGTGCAACCCTCGTTACCCATCTCTACATCCTCATAGGTCAGACCAAGAGGAGTTGCACCGTTGAAAGTCGGTTTACCGCCGGGCTTCGTAACGAAAATAGGCGTACCTGCGGGGATAATGTCGCCGACCTTAACCTTACCGGTTGCAAGGTCTGTCGTATCAGCAACGTCCTCCGACGAAAGCACGGCACCGCTCGGGAAAAACTCTCGCACGGACTTCCACAACGAAATGCGCTCAACATCTACCGAATCGACTTTCTCGGCATTGAATGTGTTTCCGTAATGTTTCATCTTTTTTTGTTTTTATATTCTACTTTTTTTCGTTCTCCTTTGCCACCACTCTGTCGAATGCGGAAAAGTTTTCAGTATCGCTGTTCCCCTCGCTCTTGAACGGTACTTTGGTGTCTACGCCCTTTCGAGAAACATACTTATTAAAGTATCCCATAGCCGTGTTGTGAAGTTCGTCTACGTTCATTTTACTGCCCGTGTCCTCGAACTTCTCGATAGCACGTTCCCACGCATCGTCGCGCTCGGTTTCGTACTTCTTTGCGTAGTCGTTTGCGAAGAACTTTTCCTTTGCCGTTTTCACGGCGGCCTTTTGTGCCTGCTCTCCTTTGAAAGACGCAAGTTCGTCTTGCAAGGGCTTCACCGCTGCACTTACGGCCTCACTGATTAGTTTGGAAAGGTCGGACGTTTCCGCAGGCTTCGGTTCTTCTTGGGATTTTGGTGCATCTTTTGGCTCGGCAGGCTTTTCAACTTGCTTTGCTTTCAACGCTTCCAACTCCCGCTTCGCCTCTGCTAACTCTCCACGCGTCTTGTCAGCGATACTCTGATACCGTTTCAGCATACCCTCCGCGCCCTCTACGAAAGCGGGAATGGCTGCCTCATCCGGGATAAGGGTTTCAACGGCGGAAGCGACCCCCTCAAAAACTTCATCAGCAAGCCCCAGTTGCGGATACTTCTGTTGCAATGCCGCCTTAATTTTGTTTTTCATGTGATTATGATTTAATAAGTTACACATATTCGCGTTTCTTAGCCCCAACTACTGTCGGCAACTCCGCGCGCTCTGCCCCGCTCACCGCAGGTGATTGTCATATTTATATTTTTATCCGTCCCACACCCCAAAAAAGCAAAAGAGCCAACGGCAGAAATACCGTTGGCTCAAAAACTCAAAAAAAGGTATGTTACGAAAAAGTTTTCTATCTATTAGCGTCTGTCGTTACTATCTTACCGTCTTGAATTACTACGCGAATCTCTTTTTTGCATTGTTTACACCAAAGGCGCAATTTGCCTCCGGCTCGCTCTACATCCTCGACTACACCCAACTTTTTAGGCGGTAGTCCGCGCTTTGAACACTCTGAACAATAAATAGTCCTATCCATGACCGAATTTAACACTCTAACCTGCGCAAATATAAGAAAAAAAATATAATATACAAATCATACAAGTTCCCCCCCATTTAAAAAGGCATTTATATATGAAGTAACCCTTTGCAAAGATCGTGAAAATAAGAGAAGTGTTCTTTGAAACATTTTGTTATCTCGCTAAATTTTGCTATGGAAGTTAGTACATAATCACCTATATAATAAACAAGGGGGACATAATCACCCAAGCACTTCTCATCGAACCCGAAGCCTATACCTTTGTAGTAGTCTACACCCAAACAACACTCTGTCCTCTGCCGTAGTGCTGATACAAGCCGTCGTAAGCATCATCGGATATCTCCTTAGGCGGCGCTTTCTTTTCTCGCGCATCTAGCTCGAAAATAGCCCTATACGATATGGCGTCCATAAGGTCAGGCGAAGCCTTAAATTTGCTTCTATATTCATCCTTGTGTCGGTAGTAAACCTTTCTGTTCCTTGTAGTCGTAATAAACACATTCATCTCGTCGAACAGAATGTCTATCAACCGCCGTGTCTTGCCTTTCTTACCGTATGGTAACACAATATCCTTATCCACCGCGCACGAAATCTCACCTTTCTCCAACAATACTTTCGTCTTGCCGAGCAACTGCGAACGCAGGTTGTAGTAATCAGTAAGTGTTACTGGGTTCCCGTACTCGTCGTATTCCTGCAAAACTCTCTTATTTGCCGTAATAGGAACACCGGACGAATAACTCCGGAGATAGTAGCCAATGCCGGTTGCGTCAAATGCAAAGTGTTCTGTCGGGACACCATACTCTCGTAAGGTAGTGTCAATCCAATCGACCAACTGTTTAGGGTCTCCGCTGAACATCTTTATAGCGATAATCTGCAACCCTTTCCATATAACCATAGGACAGTTGTCGCTCTCCTCGCCACCTCCCGACACGTCCATAGTGGCGTACATATTCTCATCGCCATTGATAGGGTTCTCCCATAAGGCGTGTATCATCTGCCGCGATACGGTCAGTTCCTCGTTGTCAATAGGACCGAAATAAGCACCTTTAAGAACACTTCGCTGGGTTTTACCTACGGCGTGCAGGTTTCCGATAACTTGACCTTTCGTCGCGGCAATAAGTTTACGGTTATCTGATGCTTCTCCTGTGAAAGCCGTGAATGATTTTACAATATGGTAGAACGTTACGCCTGCCGCCTTATCACCATCACTAATTTGGATATTCGCTCTCTCTGCCACTTCTTCGGGCGTGTCCCCCCAAATAGCATCTGCAAAAGTATCTCCTAACATATAGAAATACCGTGTAGCACCATTCATTTCAGGTTTGAAAAACCAATCTTCGCCCAAATATCCAGCATCTTTTAGAACGCGGGTAGTGAAATGTTCGTGTTTTGGGTTGAATGACCATATAGATTGTGGTGTCATACCCGAACTATCGCGGTTACGAGAAAAAAGATACATCAAAGCCTTTTCCTCTGCATCCGTAGCCTCATCCACGAGTATTTTTGAACTTTGCTGCTTTTTACAATACTCTTGAAAATCCTCCCATTCTTGCTGATTATTTACATTAAAGTTTAAGTGAATCAACTGCAAGTTGCTATTCCACTTTTTCCACGAGAATGTAGGGTAGTCCGATGAATTGTACTCACACCCTGCAAAATTACCACAAACCTCGACCGCATCACGGAATATAGATGAACCTTTCTTGCTATCCTGTAAGCGGACGGAAATCATACGAGCCGTATAGCCTTGCTTATCTATGCCCTCTAACGACTTTAAGAACATTCCGTAGGTGTTATGAGTAACGATGAAGTCGTCAGTAATATACAAGTGGTCGGGATTCGATACAAGAATGCATCGGCATTGCTTTTTGCCTACATACTTATAAGATACGATGGACTTACGACGACTATATGTATGTTCCCTTGTTCGTTCTTTCTTTCTTGTAATTGTTACTGCATTATTATCATCCTTGAAAGACGGCCATAAGCAGTATGATGTTCGCCCTTGCCTAACTTCTCCTTTCCATTTATATTTTGGATGTGCTTCCGTTATAGAACACCTACCACCCAAAGAGCGTACAATCCATTGAAAATCTTTTGCAAGTTGTTTGCTTGCTGTTGCATAATACAATCTGCTATTCGTATCTATACAACCATCGGTGTCCATAAGACCTCGTATCAACTCCATTCTGTCATCCACACTTGACATTTTATATATGTTGGGAATAAACTTACTCCAAGAGCGTTTATCCCACAATCCGAGTTCTTTGATTTTTTGATTTATGTTATGACCCGATATAATATAGTCTATAGTGTGGCTTGGTATCTTACTTACGGAATACCCATCTTTCTTTATTCTATCAATAATTTCAGTATCAATACAAGAAATTTGCGGATTACCTCGTTTTGGGAAATGACCATCACCTAATATAACTCCGAGCGTATATGGCTTTACAGGAAGTTCTTGTTCCTTGAACTGTATTTTTCCACAATAAGGAATACATACAGCGTAATTCGTGTCGAGAAGCCGCATAATATCCTCAAACTTTTCGATGTGGTAATCGCCATAAGTTTGATGACAACTTAATGTTCTCGAAGATATTTTCCAAAGATGTTCTTTGCAACACTCTGTATAACTTCCATCCTCGAAATTAATTCCGTAAACGTCCTTTTCTCCTTGCTCGAAAATACCTAATACGGTCTGCCTACCTCCGTCTGATCCCGATATAGTGTCGCCGACTTGTAGCGACCCCATATCTACAAATCCGTTAGGTGTAAGAACCTTTGTGTCGTATGGCTGCGCCTTACCCATTGTAGCCGCTCCACAAAGGAACACGAGGTTACTATCACACGCGCACAATCTTTCCTGCAATCCTTTCTGCGGCATAAAGTCCACCTTATCCCGAAGCGTAAATCCTCCGACCCTATCCCAACCTTTGTCGATGACGGTAGGGTCTTTTCTCTCCACCCTCGGATAGGGTACCGGCTTACTTATACTTGTATCTTTCAGTCGTAACATACTTTGTCGTATCAAGTTAATCTATGCCGGGGCCATGTTTGATAACGTATGTAACAAACTTGGACTCATCCTCGGTAGCCGTCGTATCAAGGCTATTTATAGACATGACTTCGGCTACATTGGAAACGTTAGGCACCAAGAAATCTGCGGTCGAATGAACCTCAAAATACACGCAATGAGGTACCATCCCTGCATTTCCGCGCATTGGTTTATAAGTAAAATAATAACATTGGCTTTCATCGTCATAGCCTTGCCCAATAAGGAAAACATTCGTCGCACAATGATTAATATCTAACGTTATATTGGATGATCCCGGCGGTACCAACATTGCTTGTAGGATAACAACATAATTCGTATTAGTTACCAAACCTTGGGGTAAAAGGATTTTTATACTAATACCATCAGATTCTATCTTGGCTTTAAATTCTTCGCTGTTGCCATTAGTCAACCTATATGTCCAAATATTTTGGGGAAATAGACCAGACGCTTCATCTCGCATCATAGTCCCTGCCGCCAATATCTTTTGGGAACTACCGTAAGCATTATTGGTACCTAAATCTATTCGCCGGGACACTATCCATCCGTAAAAGGTTGCCCCAATATAGGTGGTATCACTCTCTTGAAAACCTTTAGGAACTCCATAGCCAACCAATTCAACCATCTCGCGAGATAAGATCAACGTGTTGTATTTCATCCCGTTCTCGAAGAAATATTTATTGCCCGGAGCTTTTATAATTGTCCGTCCTTGGGCATATTTCGTTCCCCACCTGTAATTTATCAACCTTATGACACGACCTATATTTTCAACCCCCCATGGAAAATTATTCGCATTTATCGTATTTTCGTTGAGTGTTACATTTAAGGGTATGACGATATTGTCTTTCCGACCCAGTCCATTTAAGTCGCCAAAAAATACATCATTGTAGGACTCATCATTCCAATATCCAAACGCACCCTTGTAGCTACCGTTAATAGTAATATCATTTGCTACTACCTGACCTTTAGAGTTAACACGGAAAGGTGCTGTTTTTCTCAGGTCATAGTCCGCGCCCAACCAAAACGGAGTATCCTTACTCGTATTGTCAGCCATCATGCCGGCACATATATTGCCCGCTTGATCCTTAATAAGGATTCGGGTACTATTGGCAAACGTAATCTCGGCATTATCCGCTAACAACAGCGGGGTATATAACGGCGCCATATTGCTTAACGGTGTCCAATAGTCGTTACCTACAAGATTAGTTGGAGGCATGTTGTCTTCGTTAGACGTATGAGTTTTGGCGCATTGGAATCGATATTGATTGCCATTCCCATCATTGATAACAACAACATCCAGATACCTTATGCTCAATTCCTTGCTATCCGTATCATTGCGGTATTCTGTGCCTAATGTCCACTGTGATGTGCGCAGAATGCAGCCCTCCTTGCCTATCATTTCATCAGCACTGGGCGTCCATGCAGGGTTAAGATTCGTGCCTTTTTCAATCTTAACTTCTTCTATCCACAACTCCTCATCTCCGTAGACACTGGCATATATGAAACAATCAGTAATTTCGTTGTCCCATATAAAGGTGTGGCCCTTGCTACCATCGGATGCCATATCTGTGCCGCTGACTATCTGATATACATCCTCTGTTCCGGTAGCCCTTGTATTATTTTGAATACTACCGTCGGACGCTACGGCTGATATTGGCACAGGTAGATATGCTCCACCTACCAACCATAAAACTACGCGGTTATCACTAACTAACTTATTATCATTATCACTAAAATAACCATTTGTTTTCGCCGAGATAGTATAGGTTTCTCCCTTAACGAGAGATATCTTCATGTCGGGATAATATCCGTCTATGACACCTGACGTTGCTTCATTTATCGTTCTCCGCTTTTTGCTATCAGACAGCAAATTCTCGGTATAAGAACTGCCGTCCTCTCCTTTCAACCTTGCCCACGTATAAGATGACGGAGTAGTCGGGTCAGCCTTCTTAAAGTTCGTGCAGGTACCGATATATAACGCTCCCGAGAAATAAGTAGTCGAAAATCCAACTGTACCTGTAGCATTATTGGCATAGGCTGTGTGAAAATACGAGGTTTGCCCATCGGCACCCGCAGTTCCAGGTATGCCATTTTCACCATCTGCACCTACACGACTAACAGAATATGACGTGGTTATTGTGCCATCAGAATAAACAATATGTGTTTTAATCCAAAGATATCGTCCAACAATAACTTCGGGTACAGCAGTTAATGTAAATTCATTATCTGCTGGTTGTTTTGCATCAGACCTCACGGCATAAGTTACCGATTGCTCTGTTATAGTTACCGATGCGCCGTCTTTGCCGGGTGCGCCGTCTTTGCCGGGTGCGCCGGTGGCACCGGGCTTACCATCTTCACCTTTCAACGCTTCCTGCAATAATAACCACGCACTGCTGTTTTTCGATGGCTCACTCGTCGTGCCGTCTACCAAACAACGCCACTTCGCGTTATTATGATAAACATCATCGTTCTTGTAGTATGTCTCAATCGAACTCCAGACACCCCTATCTGTAATGACAGGTACTTCCTCACCTTGTGAGTTAAGTTGCTGGATACGACCCGTCATGTAGATGTTATTGAGGTATATTGAGTACCCCGACATATCTACACCTAATACAGAGCCGAGGTTCGACAAGTCACCGAACTGTGCGGCTATATTGCGAGCTGAAAAAGTCCAATCGTTTACATCTTTCAGGTAACGCTCGTATGTCCGAGTTTCATACTTCGAGGTCTGACGTTCCTTATTCGTAAAGTTGCCATACCCCGTGAACGTCATGCCCTCCTGCGGGTGGTGCTTCAATTTCCATGTGCTGTCGGTTGCACGCAGGACATAGCGGAATATCCCTTTGCGGCCCTCATCCAATAACTCAGTGATGCGGAAATAAACGGTTGCAAAACCGGCAAAGGTAAAGTTACCCTTGCTGTCGTCAGTATCATCCGTGGCATTTACGCTCGGGTCGGTTTCATTATGGAATATACCCATACAAATATCATCCACCGCCACTGAGCCTATCTCGCCATCCTCCAGTTTAAGGTATACAACACCGCTGTCGAGTTGATTGCCATTCTCGTCAGTATCGGGTATTACGGTTTCAATGATGCCGGCACAAACTGCCCTCCACGCATTGCCGAGGGTTATATCTACACGATTGTACCGTAGTTCCGGAACTTCAAGAAAACGACGCAGCGTAAGGCTATCCATCTCGCTTGCACCGTCGCGCCCTAAACGGATACCAAAGCCCGTAAGACCGTCTGTGTAACCGTCACTTCCAATTATTACATCGTCCTTGATATCCACCTGTTCATCAAAACGAGCGCCACGTTGGAATTGGGCATAACCCAAATCTGTATCGGATATGCCATCCTTGCGTAGATACAGTCGGTCGCCGACAGCGCGGACCACCTGTGCTATGTTAGACAACGATCCTCCGACCTGATTGCGCAGTGCATCTATCTCGCCCTGCATCAAAGAAACAGGATTAGTAACGGTCGCAATCTTGTCGGATAGCACAATCTCAACATCAGGGTAAAATGCCGGAGAATCTTGCTGCGGCTCGGCGTAAGTATAGGTAGCCGACTGAACATACAGCGTGTTATGGGGCTTATCCGTAAGGAATGGATGCGAAATATTTACAGCTGCACCAACCTGTATCTGGTCTATCAACTTTACAACCTCACCGCTCTCTAAGTTATTGCAACGTACCTTATCCAAAGACACTACCCACGTCGGCTTAATATCCGACACTTGCTCAAGGTGGTCTACCTTGTAATCATGTAAACGTTGCTCCGCCCACAATACATACTGATGCGGCAACTCAACATTGGAAAAGAAAAACCTGTCGCCGGCTTTTGCGTTTATGCGAGTATTGGGGATAAGCAAACCCGTTGTTTCGTATTCAGCTTGGCTCTTTGCAAGTGTCAGCCTCCAATGCGACTTCTCGCCGTTGCAAACCTTGCTTGTGTCATAATTAATACCACCCTTGATGATCTTAAATTGATAGTCGCTGCTTATCGACAACAAACCCGAAGTGAAAGTAATCTCGGCATCGTTCTGTCCCATTATAGGGAACCATACCCGATCGGCATACTGCTTGACCGTTTCATCATTACGTTTCTCGGTATTCCAAAGATTCTTAACCCAAATATTGAAAGTATGCGGGGAATCCCACTGATAGTCTTCTTTGTATTGGTGCGTAAGAGAGAAATCCGCACATTCAACCAACAGATTGTATATTGTTGGCGCGGTGGATTTTCGCTGAGCTGCGATATCTACTAAAAGTTTATAATTGCCAGTAGGTATACCATCTGTCCCTTTGGCACCAATGTTATAGGACTTAAGAGTTCGAGTATTTTGTATCTTTGATACTGCTATTGCCAAACTGAATAGGTCCTCAATGCTTCCATAGCCCTCTTGGGTGAAACCATTTACATTTAACAAAGGACCTAAACCGGTGAAACGATATATTGTTTTGTAGTAGCGTCCGTTTGCGGTGCAACTAAAAGTTATTGTTCGACCCTTTACTACTCCGACTTTGCCCTCTGGAATAGCAAAATCTTTACGAATCCTAAAACTAATGCCATTGTTGTGATCTATTATTTTTTCTGACCACTTACCTCCAGCAATAGATTCTGTTTTCGTTCCTTTAGTGTCAACATCGACAACATCACTCGTTTGTTCCTCTACCGCAATAATGTCCTCAACACCACTACCTTGAATAGACGGGTATATCTCTTCATTTTTATCTAATGCGCCTAAATACTTGCCATACTTTGCAATGCTATCGTCGTCCTTAACATACTCAACAGGGTCGAACTTTTTGTCCGTCAAACCCTTAATAAACGTTTCACTTGGTTCCGCAGGAATCTCTCCGCCATAGTGCGCCGCTTTCCATCCGCGAACATACTCGCGAAACTCGCTACTCCGCAACTCAGTGAATGCAATATTATTCAATTCAGGTATAGCATCCGGGTCAGGTCGGAATCCCCTATTTCCTGTCTGCGATGCGCCGATAACGTTGCCGCTACCCGTAACAAGAGTAAGCGAGGGGAGAGTAACCTTAACATCGTATATCGTATCGGTGTAGTTATTCGTTACCACATTCTCCCATGTATAATAATACTCGCCGGGCGGTATCGCAACTGGTGACACCTCGTCACCAGTTGTCAGGTTAAACACACGGAGAAAAGGTGACCCCAGGGCAATATATACTACCTCAACTTCTGCTTTCGTTCCTCCAATTACAGCATGAAATACTCCGCCTATCTCTATAACTTGCAATATTTGGTCGTACTTATAGAATCCCGTTGCCTCCGGAATACCTGGCGTAAGAACACCTGACTTCCCCTCCGCAATCTCAAAAGTGTTTGTAGAGGTAGTTATAATTGTCTCCTTTTCTTGTTTAGCAATTGAGGGAATTATAGCGGAAGTAACACCGCTAATAGTTTCTGTTTTGCTTGAACTGTCTGTATCACTCGGATTACTCGGATTGCTCGGATTACTCGGATTGCTCGGATCTCCCGATGCTCCAACACCGAACCTGTCATAATCTTTGAAATATAGGTAAGGCAAGTTCTTGTCTCCTCCTCGACCAAAGATTATATTGCGGATGTCGGTGCTCTGTACCTGCCGTTCGACTTTCAGCAATCCGCCCTTGTAGCCATACTCAAAAACATGCGATACCTCGGCTGGTGCGTCGTAGCCGAACTTAATAAGGCACTTCCGTGATTCACCTGTGACGGGTTCAATAGTCCAACGTACACCATAAATCTCGTATACCTTTTGCAGTACATCCCACAAGTACGAGTAGTTTATCTCAACGAAAGACGCTTCCGGAGATGCTACCCAAGCCGGATTCAATACAATGCGAATATCTCCATTGAAATAGTAGTCGAGAACCTTATTAAAGGCATTTACAAAGTCTGGGAGCGCAAGGCCGAGCGACGCTTCGTACTTGTCCGCAACAGCAGTTCCGGCATCTGTTGAAGCCATTTCCACAAAGTAATACCTTTGCAGTTCGGCAATAACCCAATGTTTGAATGTAAGGTCGATGCTCGTCCGTCGCGACGTATTATCCTTTGAGGCTTGCGGTGTACGAGCTGTATGTATGTATCGCTCCCCCTTATACTCAACCTCCCAATCATAGGAAAAGTCGGGAATTACATCGCCGTCAATCTTGATCTGCGTCGTAATAGTTCGCTCTCCCATGTCGGCGATGTTTACCGTCGCTTGTGAGAGAGTGGCGTAATTGGGGAAGTTGATTTCCTTTATATCTTTTATCATTGTCCGATTCCATACCTTTCTTTTTCAGACAATGATTAAACAATACGTTTGCTGCCTCGTCGTCAATTGCGGCGAGGTGTGGTAGGCGTCTTGCGCCAAAACATGAAATATGCGTTGACGAACGAAAGAACAAACATAGCACCGATTACTGCTACATTAATCTTTGCTCCCCATTCGTCGAGTGGCTGAAAAGTATCTATTAAAACGAATACTTGCGATAAAAGAGGTAGGGAACACTCTAACTTATGCCATTTGCATAATTTGAAAACCTTTGATAGTATCAGCAAAAAAGCAATCTGTAACGGAGATACATAGAAAAGCATATCCAACACCGTTTGCGTTTCGTCGCCAACAAAGAAAAACGCGACTGCGCACACGACATATGCAAACACGTACACAAACGGCAACAACTTAACCGTAGTTGTCGCGCGCCGTGCAATGTTGATGACGCTTACAATTCTTTCCTCGTCCGTCATTTACGCCTGCCCGTGTTTAGGTGAGTGTATACTTTTGCCCTTGTCCGATACAGCCCCTTTCCGCTTCCCTTGCCCTTTGAAGACGGTGATGCTTTCACTTTCACCGTAACTTTCGTCGGCTGGCTGCTCGACTGGCTTGTTTTGCTCTTGCCGCTCATTAACTAATTCCTCTTTTGCGGTTTTACGAAAAATCCTCATACCTTTCTTCTCCATTGCGCAAAATGCTTGCGCGTTTGTAAATAATTAACAAATCTTTAATTCTCGTATACTTCTCTCTCAAACGATATGCTACGATAAGCATTCTTTGTCGTTATAAGCCTATACACCCACTCGAAAAAGTACGCAATATAAAACCCTATATACAGCAACTCTTTCATCTGCGCGGTACGAATCTTCTCGTGGCGGATAGTTGTCGGCGTAATCGGCCTACTCGACTTACGGGCAAACAGAACTCCAAAGAGGTTTATTACTGAAAACCCCTTAAAAGGAATTATGTTATTGTAAAAAATCCTCATCGCTCCCAATAAATAAACGTTAAGTCCGATTCCGTCGCATCCGTGCTTTCTCGCGGACTCAGCGCAACTTCTTCCCTAACCATAGCACTACCGTCACCACTATTGCCGTTACAAACACCCAGAATCCCGTCATCTGCGTCCGCTGCCATACCGTCAGCTTCCTTTCTACTTCTACAATATCTCTTACAACTCGTTCTTTCCAGACTACACTATCCCTGTACTCTATCTCTTTTTTGACCTCTACGGGCCGTTTTTTTGCCTTGTTTTCAAGAGAGTGATACAATCTACCATCCCGGAGTATTCGTGCCTCAGAACGGGCGAAATCGGTCTCTAAATAGCTACTGTCTTCCACGACCTCTCGCACCACTTCCCGAGGCACGTCTATATATACCGTATCATTAACAAACTCTGTCCTTACCACCGTTTCCACACGAACACTGTCAGCCGTCGAAGAGGTCAGGCTCCGACAAGGACAGCAACTCGCGGAGCAAACTGAAACGGCGATAAGGAAGAGAATGTATTTCATACCCACGCAAACACCTGAATAATAAGGCCTCCTAAAACTGTACTACCTATGTCAGCCCAATCGAAACCGCCATAGTCGACTTCGTCGTATATCTCTTTCGCGATCGCTGCCAATACAACAGGACCGATGCACCACAGCCGACCAGTAGGCACTACCAGCGCAAAGAACGCCGCTATTAGCGCACCTGCAATAAAGTGCAGCAGCTTATCCGCCGGGATTTTCCCGAGTTTGTCGAGGATATTTTTTAATATTGCATTCATTTCATAAAAAGTTTCCAGCCCTCCATAACATCATGCTCATTGGCCGGGATGCCATTTTCTACATACGACATAGCCGATACAATTTTACACATTTGCTCGCCGTTTCTCGTGTCGATAACCGAATCACTCGACAACCCACTACGCTTAGCAACAGTAGCAACATACGCTCGCGTGTCATTCTCGACCGGAGGCGCCCAACGATTGATGAAATCTTCCAACCGATTGAACCCATAGCGCCGCTGATAGTTATACAATAGCTTAAATGCAGCCCGGTAACCGTAAGCGATGCTTTTAAACTGTGAAAAACGGCCATCCGCAGACGGAATTATCTCCCCCTGCCACGCATTTCCCTTGCTTTTTTCAATATTCAAGGGATTGTTATTTCTTAAACCTCGTGCCATGCTTCAAAGATAGTGTTTTTTCTACAAAAAAACAAACCGTGACAAAAGGTCACGGTTTTAAATCAAGACAGGTGATTTATATCAACATTCATGTCGATTATCCTATCAATGCCCTTATCCTCGATACCTTGCACGTCCATTATGCGCGGAATCCTTGAAATCGGACCTGCCGGCGCAAAGTAGTACCGACTACCCAACTCCTTATTCAATGAACCGATAAGCCGGCATAACGCACACACTATGCTATACGACCTCTCCGGCCCGTCCAATAAAATGCAATCCTCGATCTTTTTCCACGTAAGGTCAAATGCCTTGTTGTACTCACGACCTACTCCGTTATCAACCGCTACAAGCATCTTATATGCCGTCTGGTGCGCATTGCCTGCTATCCTCCGCGCCATATAAAAGTACCTGCGCTGCTTTTGATTCTGCAACTTCCCGGCTGCTTTTAAGTCGGTTTCCAAATCGTACATCGCGTAATTCAGGCACGCAACGAATAAAATCATCCGAACTGCAAGATCATTCAGCCTTTTATCGTCTGCCGTCGGAACTTTATGCTCCAACTTCTGTATGTTGTTCCATGCCATTCGCTTCATTAACTGCGCTTGACGGAGGGGGATTTTAGTGGGTTCCATACGTTCAATGTTCTTTATTTGACATCGTGAAAATCATATTCCTTTACAATATCAGAAATATCCTGTTCCGATAAGTTAAACCATTCAACTCTAACTCTCTTATCAGCATATTTTTTATGAAGTTCACTCTCAACTAACGTCTCACAAACTTTTATAAGTGATATTGTCGGTTTTTCAGATTGTAGTGTGCGCTCTCTCTTTTGGGGATTTTTTGCTTTCCCTATTTTTGTATATTCTGTGTTAGAATCTAACATTAGATAAGTCTTGATTCCATTATAGGCATCACTATATCTTTCTCTATTCTCACATCCTATTATATAGTGCATTACGGCAAGTCGCAAATCCCAATATACATCATCATCTACACAGTATTTATCCAACACTCTCGCGAATGAAAAAGCATCAGATTCATCGACACGTCTCATAGCGAGGGCTAAAAAATCATAACAACTTACTGTGTGTTTATATGACGGAGACTTCACGTAAACAATACCATTCTTCTTAAAGACAATTATATCTATACCGTCTTTGCTTGTAAACTTGTCTAATATTTCCATAATAAAAGAGAAGCCCCCAATCGGAGCCACCACGCATCCGAAAGGGGGACATTCTAAATCCATATTAGCGGTGGTGGTCGCTGTTTATACCACAAAGATAAGCATAATTATCTAAACCACCAAATTTAATACGGTGTAAGTTGAACTTACACCGTCATTTTGTCAGAACGGCAGATCGTCCGCCTCATTCATCTTCTCTTCCGCCTCCTTTATATCTTCCCGTATATCAATACAATAGAATGAACCTGTACGAGTGTGTTTCTTCTTGAATCCGAGCCTATTAAGCACCCTGCCTACACCCTTTGCCGACACACTATTATAGCCATAATCCTTACAGAACTGCTGGAACTCCCTCATAATGTCCACCATAGACCGCCATCTCTCATCAAAATCGCCCTTAGGCTCGCATGGGCAGTAGCATCTTTCCTCAACCCACCTGCGTGCCGAGTTAACATCCGCCATAATGTCGCTACGCATAGACTTCATAGTTTCCGACAACTGTATCTTGCCATTATTCGCCACTACACGCTTGTATCCCTCTAATATCCAGTTGAAAATAGCCTGTTGCACGGGTTCCTCTTTCATACGCTTTTCAAGCGTCACGTCCTTTTTATCCTCCGTAAGCAAATTAGGACACTGAATAGGCATAATACGACGCTCAAAGCCACCCGAATCGTCCGTAATTGGCGGCATATCATTCGCATTGCATATCAATTTAGGCAGTTTTTTCGTCTTGAACGGCCTGCCGTACGGAGAACGTGCCGACATCGCATCATTCGACACAAAAGCCTTAAAATCACCGCCGGAAAAATCCTTATAATCCAAGTCATCAATATAGTTGCACACTTTCCCATCGCACGACGCAATGTAGTACTCCTTTTTCTCCGACTTGAACAACTTATCCGCCGTATGATTCGATATCAACGACGGGTCGAACATGCTTAATATAGAGTTTATAATCAAACTCTTACCGTTTTGACCCACCGGGCCGATCATAAACAGCGCATATTCTATCTTGAACTCCCGACAATCCAGTAGCGCCCCCATAAACTCTTGTAGAGCGTCCTGCATACTCTTATCCGGTATCGTTTCATTGAGTTTCTCAATCCATAACGCACTTTCCGCATTAGCCTTATAACTAAACCCAAACCGCAAGTCGCTACGGAACTCAATAGAATGCTCTTTAAGAGAGAAATCCATTAAGTCCATTACGCAATTATCGAATATCGCATACCGCCTGTTAGGCTTAAAGATGAAGTCCGTATCACACTGCAACACCAAAGCACAGTTTTCCGCTATTTTTTTACTCGAATTAACTGAATATATATTACTTATCTCTAGCCGTTCCATTGCGGTCATTATTACATACTTTAGGTTCTTAACATCAACCGGCGTGTAACACTTCCCGTCGTACATGTATATGTATTTATCCTCGTCCGCACTCAGGAAAACTGGCTCTATACTATCTTCCGAACTTGTAAGATACCGCCTAAAAATAGAGCACAATGTAGATTCTGGCTTTTGCTCAACCTTAGTAGCATCAGCCTCAAATCCCCTTAACCCATTGACATTTTCAAGTACCGACACGAGGTAGTCGATAGCGTAGTCTGTATTCTTTACTTCACTCATACCACCCCCCTATTGCAGTTTACTCCAACGATAAATAAATCCGTCTCGCGATACTTTCGTCTGACCGATAAGATTCAACCTGACAGCATCAATACTAATGCCACTGTCTTGCGCAGCTGTTTCCAAATCAGCATATTCAGACACCAACTTGCCGTACAAGTCGTACTTGTAAACCCTCCGATACCGAGGGCAACGCATATTTTTACGCTTTTTCTCTCCCATGTCTCTCTCGTTAACCGCTACAAACATATAATTTATTTTCAATAAAAAGAAGTATCCTCAAAAAAACACCACTTGCAGGGGACACTCTAATGCCCATATTTCGCTCTCTGATAGTTACATAAGACTTACCGTAGGATTATGAGCAGGTCGTTGATTTTCTTGTGGCCGGGAACGAAGTAGGGTTTGGCAAAGTCCGTGCCTAGGGGTATTGTTTTTTTTAAAACTATTTTTTATCTTTGCGACGTAAAGCAATTACCTACACTTCCCGTAGGATTGCGTCGGGTTCTCCGATAGAATGTGACTATAAGGTGACAAAAACGTGACGATAACGACAAGGTCAAAAAATTATAGTCACAAACAAAAAAATGATAATCAAAAAGTTAGTAGTGGCCGTGACGATGTGACGATAAATTTCGCCAATCTTCTTTCCTTGCACCCGCGCGTAAGAAAATTATTTTTTACACAATATTATTGTCACATCGTCACAAGGTATATATAACTATACATAAATCAGTAAATTAGAGGCGTGACAAAAACGTGACGATAACAAAAACTACCTGTTTTTCGTCACATTATCGTCACACAACTTAACTATGGACCGTCCTGTTTGTCGTATCTTGCTGTTTATTACCTAATTATGCGTATTTACCGCCCCGTATTACGTAAATACTATCGGCATCCCTCTGTTTTCTTGCCCTGAATAGGGTATGACAGCAACTCAACTACCCTACGGAATAGGACCTCAAAATTATAGCAAAAAATTTTTGAAAGTCACACCTCCGCTACGGAAACTGACGAGGAAGATACCCCCGCGTACCCTTGTGTGTGCTATATATCAATTACTTACACGTACAATAACGGATGTTATTGTACGTGTAATGATTGAAAGTACTACTTTTTTGAGGGTCTGGAAAATTTTCCTGTAACTTATTGATAATCAAATATGGAAAAAAAATGTACTATTGAGAACCAACAAGTTACAAACACTGTTATTTCACTAACAATGCACTTTAAGAAATTTTATTAATTCACTTAAGTTATTGAAATTATTTAAAATATGTCAATTGTCATAGTTATTAAAAAATTTTAATAATTGCGGAGGGGGTAGTTGCCTTGTTTACTGTTAGCGGAATAACAGTGTTAGCGGGATAACAGAGGCAGGGAGCCAGGCGGCGCCGATAGGCAAAACTAATGAAAAACGTAAAAAATATAATTAAATTCCGAGGCGCAGCAGCACAAAAATAGTCGCACTTATTTTGTGTTTTACAAAAAAAGTAGTACATTTGTATTGAAGAAAGGGGGAAAGGCTCCCCCACCGATCCGGCGGAACCGGGATATTTTAAACAATTTAAAAAATGGAAACTATATCAGTGGAAAAAAGAGGTTACTTTTTTATTATTTATAAGTTGCTCGAAAAAGATGAAAACGGAAATGTTGTAAATGAATCACTACACGCAACCTTTAAAGGTTGTGAAGAACATTTAAAATGTCGCCAGTCGGTTATATTTGCGTGCGATATGAAAAGATCTCTAATGATTGAACGAGTCTATATAGATGAGTAATAGCCGGCTTGGCGGCTTAAAATAGGACTTAGGCCGAGCGCGTGGGCGGCAATGCCGCCCGGTGTCAAATAAAAAAAACAACTGAAAAGATGAAAAGCAAACGAGTAGACAATCTAACTTTAACGAATTGGATTAACGTCGCAAAGCGAATGACGGCACGCGCCGCGGCATTAAAGGATTATTGCATAACAAACAAACACAATCGTCAAATGCGCGAAATCGCGCGCGAATGGATGGCGGGGCGCGGTTACATAATCGCGACGGTCAAGGACTTGCACGAGCGATACGGCACACTGTCGCACTACGATGTGAACGCGCCGGGCGCGGACGTGCTGACGGTGTGGGCGATTGATTGGAATGATTTTTACAAACGCTTGCAATTCGCGCCGATTAGATAGCGTCAAACCCTGGCTTGGTAAGTAAGTCGAACGAATAAAAGCAAAGGAAATGAACGCAAAAAATACACTCGCAACGCTCAACAGCGAATACACCAAAGTTGTGAACGAATTACGCAAGGAATCATCACCGCGCAAATTCAAGCTTGTGCCTTCCAAAGAACCTGGCACGACAGACGAATACTATTACCGTGTAACATACGCCGCGTATGAACGATACAACAACGCGCAACGCGCAAAGGTTAACCACCTTAACTCTGTTGCTAATGACCTATACGCTTCAATGTGCCGTATTAAAGGGATGAACGCTATAAAGCGGTTTTTTATCGCCTGAATCACAGCACAGCCCCGGCACTTTTCAGAGTATGCCGCAAGTGCGAGCCGGGGCACAAACAAGTAATAACAACTAATATAAAAAGAATATGGAAGCTTACAACTACATGGATGCGGTAACGGCGGACGTTATCGAGTGGATCAAAGAAAACGGGATCAAAGTAACGGCGGAAAACCGCGAGGAGATCGAAGAGCGTTTGCGGGATGAATTGTGGACGGCTGATAGCGTAACCGGCAACGGTTCGGGGTCATACACTTTCGATTTTCAGAAGGCGGCTGAATATGTTTGTCAAAATCTTTACTTGTTGGCCGATGCGATTAAAGAGTTCGGCGGATCGGTGGATGTTCTGGAACAAGGGATCGAAGCCTGCGACGTTACAATTCGGTGCTATTTGTTACCGCAAGCGATCGCGGCTGCGTTGGATCAGGTCGAAGAGGCCGAAGCCGAAGCCGAAGAGTAGCCGCAAAGGGCGTACCGCGTGGAATAGGGGGAGCGACGCCCCCGCGCCCGCAAGGATAACAAAAACGGAAAGATAATTAAATAAATTTAATAACTTAAAACACTTGGAAAATGGAAACGAGCAACAAGGCGGCGCAGGAGCAGCCAAAGCATACGGAAAACTTTGCTATATTCCGCGATACAACGAACGGATGTGAGTTTGTCGGGATGGAATCGTATCGTTGCACTAAACGAGAGGAACAAGAGGAACAAGGGTACGCGCTACCGAAATATTTCGGGACGCTCTACGCAAAAAAAATGCGCAAGGGGATCGAACGCGGCACGGCATATTATAAGGATGCCGAATGTACTAAATTATTTGCGATCGATCCGTATAAAAGAATACGGAAAGCGCAGCCGATGATCTTTGGAGGCGTGCCGTATTGGGTTGAAATTATCGACGGCGAAATAAACATACAATAAAAGCAAACACAAAAGATCATGAACCAACTAATAAAAGCAATAGAGCGCGGCAAATTCGCGTGGGAAAAGTATCTGAACGGCAAAACATGGTACGGGATTATGTTACGCACGTGCCCGCTGTTTGGCAGTTACGGACAAATAGGCTACACAGTGGCCGTATTTGACAGAGACCGCCACGCGCTGACAATTACCCACGATTGGGAGCTGAACACAACACGGTATGAATATACTAAATAATAAGACAATGAAAAACGCAATTAAAAAATCCGTCGAATTGTGGTTTTTTATCGCTTTTGTGGCTATCTTGGCCCTCGACGTGGACAATAGCAGCACGGGCGCGGTTTTGTTTGTTTTGAGCAACTTTTACGCTTCAGCCGGTGTGCTTATCCGGTATCAGCAAAAGGAGCTGAGAGAGGCGAGAAAATAGGGAAAACGAATAAGAAATAACAAAGCAATGATAACAAAGGAAGCATTTACAGAAAAATATAATGACGTGGCGGAAGACATCTTCAAAGCCATGCAAGAAGCGCTTACCCGTGCATTAGGCAACAATGCGGTTGAGCTTGAAAAACTACCGGATAATTATACGGCAGTGTATCCGTTAATTGCCGCCGTTCTACAAAGAGAGACAACGAGAATTTTAGAGGGCAGTGGCTATGAATCGACGCGCCGCGCCCAAAAACGGCAAGCAACATCATACAGAAAAGATTATCGAATATGGCACGAATATGCAGGCGATTATCGCACAGATTTAGACAAACGAAATAGACGCGAAGGCAGCGGCCAAAGCAAATAAGTATAACAAATAAAAACAACTTGAAATATGAGAACGGCACAAAAATGGATATACCTATTTGCAGGGTATTACGAACTTATTATTACCGATAAGCTGCTACCGGCCCCGTATATACTTATTTCGAGGCATAAATCGGTGTCGAATGCAGAAATAGCTGGTGAACGTTTCGACCCTGACGCTTGGGTAAATTACGACGAAGATATTATTTCGGAAACAGATTATTCGCTCGAAAACATGGGCGGGCACGTACAAAGGTATTCGGCATAATCATGGGAGAAAACTATATCATGGAATCCCGCCCGTATGTTCTTTGGAGGCGAGTTTCGACAAAGCAACAGGGCTGCTCGGGGCTTGGTTTGGACGCTCAACTAACAATAGCCGAGTACTATATGCGTAGCGAGCCGGTGAAAGTGTTTACGGACGTATACAGCGGCACTAAGTTAGGCGAATGTCCCGACTTGGCAAAGGCCATCAAGTTCTGCAAAGAGAATAACTACTTGCTTGTTATTGCTAAAACCGACCGTTTCCGTAACGTAAAGGAGGCCTTGGATATTCTCGACCAAATGGGCAAGGGTAACTTGTCATTCTGCGACTTACCTGTAACAGACAGAACAGTGTTGACGATGATGTTTGCTATCTGGGAGCGGCAGGCATTTATGGGACGTCTTAACACAAAGCGAGCACTTGCCGAACGACGGAAGCAAAGCGAGAAGAATGGCTATTGGATCAGCCGAACCGGAAACGTGCGGACGCATTTAGGGAACAACAAAGGATGCGATATGGGTAAGGCTGTGGCGGCTGCGAGCGAGCGTAGGATGCAGAAAAAACAAGACTGGAAAGAAAATTCGCCGGCCTATCAATGGGTGAAGTCGCAGATTGTTAAAGGGAAAAGCACGGGGGAGATTTACGAGGAGTTTCAAGAACTTGCAAAGCACCAGCCGGATGTGTATTGCCGCCGTAGCGGTGCTCCAATGACGTATAATTATATATCGAAGTGGAAAAAGGAGATATTGGAGGAAATAAAGGTTGAGACGTTTTAAAAATGAACGAAAAAGAAATTATCGCATTGTGCAAGTTGATAATCAACCGAATTACGGAGTTGGCCGATATCCGGCACAAGATGAGCACGGACGCGGGTAACGAGGCCATCGACGCGGAAATAGAATTTATGCGGGAGCTGCTTGAAAAGGTGAACAAATTGTAGTTGTCGCCAGGCACCCGGGATTTTGTTGAATTAAATAAAACCACGATTTATGTTAGCAATCATTGTTGCCATCGGAATGCTGTGTAGCGCATTTGATGAACTTTTCAAAAAGTAATCATTATTTGTAAAGATTATTTTGGAATACGCAAAATAATAGATATATTTGCATATCAAAAACGACTTGAAATAGTGAACCCCGCGGTTCACTAAACTTAAAAAAACAATAGAAAAATGAAAACGACGGAAATCAGACTTATTAACACTTTCGAGAGCGGCCGAGTCTTTTTCCACCTCAACGATGGAAAAACTATATGCAGAATCATGACCGCCGGGGAAGTCGGCCGCGGCAAACACATTCTCGGTCATCAGGGCATCGAGGAATTCAAAGAATATTTCGTTAATCTTTTTAACGAAAAGTATTCGGCGCCTCAACTCCGCCCGAAATTCCATTACGAGACATGCGAGGAAGAGCGCTTCGCGTGGTTGCATCACGAAAAGCAAATTAATCCTCTGCCCCCCGAAAAGGAGGAGGAATATTGCAATCTGTTAAATAAAACGGATTTCTGAAAAAAAGCCGCTTTACTATCGGCTTTACCGCCCGACGCCTACCCTCCGCCGTACTGCACTGAGAGTTGTTGCGGTGGGTACGCAAGACCGAGGGGTTGTCAGTCCGCGAAGCGAACAGGCGATATGGAATGCTAACGGCGGCAGAGTGGAGAATTAAACTAATGGAATCAAAGTAAAGGTATGGTAGAGATAACAAATGTAAGGGTCTACGACCTCCGCGAATCGGTCATTGCTTGCCGAAATGCGATGCGTGTAAGCCCTCCCGACTACACGGATGAGGAATTTACCGCCTCGCTGGAACGTGCCGTTAAATTGGCTAAAACACGGGCTAATTCAGGAGAATGTAATTTTCTAAAGGGGGTTCGCGTAAGTTTCGACATCAAGTATCCGAATTACTTTTCGCCGGAATTGCAGCGGTATGGGTTTATTGACATCGTAACATCGGCGAGCAAGATGCACAAGTTGTTGGTAATGGCGGACAAACCCGAGTGCTACAATAAGTACGTTAATCAAGCGTCTATCGACAATATGCGGGAGTTGGTCGCAGAGTACAACAAGGTCTGCGAAACGGGCGACAAAACAGCCAAATACGAGGCATTTATGCAGGTGCTATCCAACTGCCCGCAAGGCATCGAGTTATTCATGCGTGTGAGCACCAACTATATGCAGTTGAGAAACATATACCACCAACGGCAGTTCCATCGACTAAAAGAAGATTGGGTGGATGGATTTTGCGGGTTCATAAAGGGGTTGCCGTATTTCGAGGAGTTCATAAATCAATAACACAATAAAAGGTATGGAAAACAGAAAGTTCACACCCGAGAATGTCTCGGAACTGAAAGAAAACGAAGTGTTCGTTTTCGGGTCAAACAAATCCGGTAATCATGCTGGCGGTGCTGCTCGTCTCGCAGTCGAAAAGTTCGGCGCGGTCATGGGTCAAGCAGAGGGTTTGCAAGGTCAATCGTATGCTATTCCGACGCTCGACGAGAATATGGAAAAAGTCGATATAAACAAAATCGCCTCGTCGGTAATGGAATTGTACGAGTTCGCGAAAAACAATCCCGACAAGACATTTTATGTAACGAAAATAGGTTGCGGAATAGCCGGATTTTCTATAATAGAAATGGGCGATATGTTCAAAACAATGTTAGCCCCTCAAAACGTCATATTGCCTAAAGAGTTCTGCATCACAAAAGGCTATAAGGTGTTTAATAATGACATGACGTGTCGCGGATTCCAATATAAAGAGGGTGAAACATTTGAGATGAACGGTAAACCGGAACTATGCGAACAAGGGTTTCACTTCTGCGAAAGTCCGCTTGAAACACGTGGTTATTACGGGCCGATAAATGACGGAAAAGAAACGGTCATGCACGAGGTAGAAGCGATTGGTGATACATATTCGGATGGCAGCAAAAGTGTAACGAATAAGATTAAAATCGGCGCGAGGTTAGATATCGCTGGCATCTGTAAAGCGCACTTCGAGTTTGTGAGAAGCCGATGCACTAACGAAAATAATGCGGAAGCAGGTAAACCCGCCACCGCCGGCTATAAGGGTGCCGCCACCGCCGGAGATTCGGGTGCCGCCACCGCCGGCTATAAGGGTGCCGCCACCGCCGGAAACTATGGTGCCGCCACCGCCGGAGATTCGGGTGCCGCCACCGCTCGCGGTAAATCTTCAACAGGAGACAATGGCCTTTCAGTTGCACGTGGAAACAATGTTATGGTTAGAGGTGGCATTGGTGCTGTACTGGTTATTGCAGAAGAAAATGATTTAGATTATGACATTAGAGAATGGAAAGCCGCTGTCGTTGACGGCAAGAAGATAAAGGCGGACACGTGGTACAAGTTGGTGGACGGTGAATTTGTAGAGGTTAAAGAGAAGTAAATATGGAAACAACTGCAACAATTCAATGGAGCGGCTATCTTTGGGTAGCGGTGTTCAACGGGACGAGGTATGCCGATAGCAATGATAACCGATTGACCGAACGGCTGTATAACGCCGGGGCAAGTATCGTATTCGAGGACGGACCAACTCTTGACGACACTTCTCGAATTGGGAAGATTCTATCAAGAATCAAGAAGGGCGTATTTCGTAAATGCGCTATGTAAGGTAATGGTTTAAGTAAAAAATAAAGGTATGGAAACAAAAACTGTAACCGCAATGAGGGGGGGATACGAAAAAGAAATGCAAACGCTGCGGTAGAATGCTCTCAATTGATAACTTTGGAACGCACGGAAGATATGGTATGAAACACATCTGCAAGGAGTGCGAACACATTTCACGGAGCAAAGGCGCAAAGTTGCGTGGCAAGTCGCCGCTTGCAAAATTCAGCAAAGAAGAATTAGTCGCCGAACTTCAAAGTCGCGGGTTGAACATCATGGTATCGCCCACGCCTCGAGAGATGATGCTGAAGTTGAAAGCTATGGGGTATGACGGAGAGTTGAAATATACGAAAGTAGAAACTATCAATTTGGCAAAGTTGGATTAAGATGGAAAGCGAGAAACTTCCGCGAGGTTTGTGGCGAGATGAAGACACGGGGAAGATTCCCTTGAACGCTGCCCGAAATGCGGGCGCGAAAACTATGTAATGAATGTATTATTAGGTATATGCACGTGGTGTTGTACGATGCGAACAAAGAGTATGAGTTTCAAATCCACACCGAATTAACGAAGGAATGTAATAATGGCTGATACAAATCTTTCAGTAAAAGAAATAGAACTTGCATTGTTGGATTGGTGCGGAGGAGAACGCAACAATATAGCCGTTCCCAATGTAACAACGGGATTATTTTGGGGATTGCCATTTGAAGCTGATCTACTTGTAACAAGTAGATCAGGATATGTAACCGAGTTTGAGATAAAACGTTCATATCGCGATTTTGTTGCTGACTTCAAGAAAGATACGTGTGCGCATAATGCGCCGCAAATCTACAATTTCTACTATGTCGTCCCGATTGCGATTATCGAAAAGGTTCTTGAATATCTTCGAGAAAACACCGATGACGAACCGGCTGTCCTTGCTTATGATGAAAACGGGAAATTCAAAAAATACGGTGGTTATCCAAAACGCAAAGGAGGTCGAAAGCTATTCATCGAAGAACAGTTAAAACTTGCAAGATTAGGGGCAATGCGCTATTGGGCATTGCGTCGGAAAGAAGATATGAAATGAATTTCATTCCCCGTGTTTTGTTCGAGTTTCAAACGAGAGCAAGCGACAAGAATTTATTTATTAGTGCGTTGATATGGACAACAATGACGAAAGCGGATGTTAAAACAATAACAGGTTTGGTATGTACCTGCCTAAACATTAAAGGCTTAATTTCGGCTTTCCATGCCGATGTGTCGTGGACGATTCTTGTTTTTTTTGCTGGTGCTTTTCTGAGCGTATGCCTTTTTGTTGACGGGTACCGTAACTTACCTAATAAATAGAAGAACATATAAATGGGAAAATTGATTATCAAGGAAAGAGTCATCTGTCCACGTTGCAAAGGTAAAGGGAGAGTCTTCGATGTCGAAGAGTGCGTATGTACCGGTGGTATAATGTTTGCTCTTGAATTGATTTGGAAAGATTTGCGCGCTGAATGCCCGGAGTGCGACGGGGACGGCTGGATTTACAAAACAACTGAAGTTATAGAAGAAGAGTAAAATTCACGAACTATGAAATCGATTGAAGAAATGGCAGAAGAATTTTCAGACGGACTGGAACTTGGATCTTTTAGTTCAATAGAAAATAGAAAGATGTTTTGCGACTTGTTTACTATGTTCGCAGAAAAATACCTTTCATATAAGGATGGCGAGATTGCTAATTTGCGTACCGCCCTTACGGAATCCCAAAAGCGGTGCGAGATAGCGCAAAAAGTTATCGCGCAGAAGAACGCGGAGCCGAGATCTACAGACGCTAACAGTGGTAGTAATGGTGATATGACTCTTAATTACTACCAATCACAAGCGATGACGACTTGCCTGCCGTCGAGTGCGAACGATTGCTATATGTTGTTCGGGTTGGTCGAGGAGGTCGGCGAGTTATGCGGAAAGGTATCGAAAGGAATACGAAAAGAGTGGGTATCGGTTGATAACAGCCGAATCAGTCGTATAACTGGCGATAGCGGGACTATGGATGAGTTTTGGGAACAAGTGAAGTCCGAGGCTGGCGATTGCCTATGGATGCTTGCGGGTCTTTGTCGTCAGTTCGGATGGACGTTGGAGGAGGTCGCGCAGTACAACCTCGACAAACTCGCGAAGCGCAAAGGAAGCGAAACTATTGTAACGCATGAAGACCATTAAAAGTACACCGAGAATATGGTACGGATAATTATTAAGTGGTTAAGCGTAGTGTTGTTCTGCGATGTTGTTTTTATATATGCCGTAGCGTGGTTTATTATCCGATATATATTCGGTGTTAAGGCACGGTTTGACACAACTTAGTTTGACGCACTTTTTGATGCTTTTGATAAGTAAAATCTTTGAGTTTACGAAAACAATCACTATCTTTACATGCGAAAAACGACTTGTGCGAGAGGTTGAGAAGAAATTAAATGGCTTAAATGAGTAAGCCGATACTCGCACTATCGGTTGAAAGTTTAAGCCATGTTTTTTATGGAAAAGTTAAAAGTATTCACGGCATTCAGCGGCTATGATAGTCAGTTGATGGCTCTTGACAGACTTGGTATAGATTACGAGTGTGTTGGGTGGTCGGAGATTAACAAATACGCTATCAAAGCTCACAATGCAATATATCCTCAATATGCAGACCGAAATTTCGGGGATATAACAGCAATCTACTGGAATACGGTGCCCGACTTTGACCTGTTTTCTTATTCATTTCCTTGCACCGACATAAGCAACGCTGGAAAGCAAGGAGGATTGTCTGAAAACAGTGGCACACGGTCGAGTTTGTTATGGGAGTGCCGAAAGGCAATTGAAGCGAAACGTCCGAAATATCTTCTTATGGAAAATGTGAAAGCATTGGTAAGTAAAAAGTTTATCGGCGAATTTTCAAAATGGATAAGTTGTTTATCAAGTTTGGGGTATAATAACTATTATCAGATACTCAACGCAAAGGATTTTTGCACCCCTCAAAACAGAGAGCGAGTGTTTATGGTGTCAATTCTCGGTGATGAGCAATTTGTTTTTCCTGAACCGGTTCCGCTCGAAAAAAGGTGGAAAGATATACTTGACGATGTACTAGATGATAAGTATTACATACCACAACAAAAATCCGACAAGTTCTTTGAACTATACGGCAGACAAATTGAAGGTATTGATAGAGGGGATAAGGTTGTTCAGGTCGGAGAACTAAAACATTATACCGATTGTAAATTTACAAACAAAAATCAATACCGTGTATATTCGGCTGGTGGTATATCGCCTACTCTTAACACTTGCAATGGCGGAGGAAGAGAGCCGAAGATTGTAACGACTACAATGTGTATTAACTCAAAAGATGAGAATGGGAAACAGCCGTCGTTGTCTGACAGAGTGTATGACAGTAACGGAATATCAACCGCAATAACCGTAGGTTGGCATCCGTCTGTTTATGCCGAGCACCGCATACGCAAAATAACACCACGCGAAGCGTTGCGCCTTATGGATGTATCGGAACAAAATATAGATAAAATGATAGAATCCGGCGTAAGTAACTCGCAACTTTATAAACTTGCAGGCAATAGCATTGTAGTGTCGTGCTTGTACCATATTTTCAGAGAGCTGTTCATAACTAAAACGCAGCCTGAACAAAGACAACTATTTTAAGCCATGTTTCCCCCTATCGACTACAACCGCGTGTTTACTCGCATACCCGAGATAATGGGTTTAGACCTCACTTTCAAGAAGACGTGGTGGGAGGGGGCTTACTATATCAATGGAGAACCGCATAATCAGCGGGATAAGTTGAAAGTGAAACTGCAACGCGGCACGGTCGTTCTGTTTGAGCAAGGAGGGCCATCGCTTTCGTTACAGAAGTGGCTCGTAACCTACGGCGGATGCGCGGACTATAAGGCCGCCTTTGAAGTTATACGCGGTGGGGATAGACCCGTAACGGACTTTGCTATGCGAGCATCACAACACAAGAAGCCTCCTACGCTTTACGTCCCTCGCTCCGATTATGAAGCGATGCGCGAGTTTGACCTTTACACTTGCCCGTTGTTTCGGTGGTTCTGCGGAATGTTTGATGAAGAACGGGTACGAGAGGTGTGGGAGAGGTACGGAGTTACAACTGACAGCAAAGGAAATGCGGTTTACTTTTACATTGACGCGAAAGGGCGAATATGCCACGAAAACAGAATACCCTATATGTCCAACGGGCATAGGGACAAGGAACGCCATGCGTTTCGGAAATACCTAACCGATAAAGGATATACAGGCAGGTGCTATTTCGGAGAACACTTGATAGCCAACGAAAAAACAGTCAGCAACCCAACCAGTGAGGTATTACTCACCGAGAGCGAAAAGGATTGTTTGATAATCACCCTCACTACTGGCAGAACAGCGATTGCAACAGGTGGTAAGGGTAATTTGAGGGAGATAGGCGATAACTTTGTGCTATTACCCGACCGAGATGCCGCCGATGAGTGGGAACAACGCGCTGCCGGTCGTGGTAAGATATGCCGTTGGTGGGAGAAATACCCTCTTTGCGGTGAGCACGACGGGGTAGGGGATTACCTTATTTGGAGGTGGAAAAATAGGAACCGGTATGAATAAAACATCAAAATAATTTTGTAGATTGAAAAATAATTGGTAAGTTTGCGTATCAAAACAATAAGAACTATGGCAAAGATTTCAGAATTGCTCTCAGGGCGCGATAAGTTAGAGAAGTATGACGAGCTGGTGAAGTGGAAGGATATTTTTAACGGAAACGAAACCATAGAGCTTGAATACGTCTATGAAGACGAATCAATTGAGATCCCGTGGGGTGCAAGACTTTTTGAGGTTCCCGCACACATCAAAGAAATCATCGTTTCTGCATTAGACGCGGAGATAAAGAAACTTGACGATGAATGACCATAATCCCGACCCCACCTCAGCCGAAGAAGCGGCAGCACAGGAACGATGAAGCGGTGTTGCAGGCAAATGCTTGGAATTGGCTTTGGAATACCTACCCAGAGACAAGGTTGCTTTTCTTTGCGGTAGTGAATGAAAACGAACGGTCGGGTTACGAGAGTAAGAAAATGCAAGAAATATCGGGTGCAAGGCGTAGGGCGCGTGGCGTCGTTAGTGGAGTTTCTGATTCTATCGGTCTGATACCGAGAGGAAAGTTTCACGGCGTATGCGCCGAAGCGAAAACACCTACCGGAGTTCAGTCTACGGCGCAGAAGCAATGGCAGGAACGAGTTGAGAGTGCGGGGTATTATTACTTTATCTACCGGACGCTTGACGAGTTCAAGGAGAAAATGGGGAACTACCTTAACTTAAAGTAGTATGAGCGGCGGACACTTTAACTATTGGCAGTATCATATCGGAACGATAGCCGATAGAATACAACAAGAGATAGACCAAAACGAGATAAAGCCCGAATGGTGGGATAACTGGAACGGTCAGCGTTTCTCGGACGAGACGATAGCCGAGTTCAAGAAAGGCGTTGAACTACTGCGTAAGGCGGAGATATACGCAAACCGTATAGACTGGCTTTTGTCGGGAGATGACGACGAATATGATTTCCATAAGCGGCTTAAAGAGGATCTGGAAGCGTTGGGCGCAAAACAAGAAAAGGTATGAAAGAGAAGATTTGTATAATACTATTTGCAATACTCGCAACCGCAATATGTGTTTGTATAACTTCCCTATTAGCGTATATATTAGACGCTGGCGATTATACATACGAGTGTATAATTTTTGGTCTTGCGTGTTGTATGTTCCGATTATGGTATGACTTGTTCAAAATACGCTTAAAGTAAAACTTTAATTAAACGATATAACAATATGGAAATCAGAGCGAAAGTTTTGGGCGTTTGCGACCTCGAAATAGGACAAGGTAAGAACGGCGAGTGGAAACGTGCTACGGTAATTGTCGAGTATTTGGATGGTGACTACCCGCATAAGGTCGCGCTTACGAATATGCGCAAGGCGGATGAGTTCGCATCGTTAAAAGTGGGTGATACTGGTACATTCAACATCAACCTTAACAGCCGCGAGTATCATAGTAGGTGGTACACTACGTGCGATTGTTGGTCGTGGAGGATTGACGCGAAACAGCAGTCGCAGGGACAGGAGCGTCAGCCAGCAGCACCGCAGCCGAAGCCTACGGTACCGGCGCAGCAGGCGGTAGAGGACGACGGAGGGCTGCCGTTCTAACGTTAAAAAAAGAAAGATATGAAAACAGTTACCCTAAAACGAATGTCCTTTGTCTATTTCAAAGGCTTCAAGGACTATACAATAGACTTTTCCGACCGCACAACTATTTCGGGTTCAAACGGTCAAGGAAAAACAACGATTTTCGACGGCTTCACTTGGGTGTTGTTCGGTAAGGACAGCCAAAATCGCGCCGAGTTCGATGTGAAAACAAATGATGACGGCGTAGTCATTCCGCGAGTGCCGCATGAAGTTACGGCGGTGCTGGACGTGAACGGCGAAGAAATTACGCTTACGCGACGATACAATGAGGTATGGCGTAGGGACAAAGACAGCAACGGTGAAGAAGTTTTCAAAGGACACGAAACCGAAAGGCTGTACAACGGCGTACCTTGTAGCGTCAAGGAGTGGCAGGAGAAAATCGACGCTATTGTCAAAGAGGAGATTTTTAAGTACACTACCAACCCTCACTACTTTTCTTCGCAGAAACCCGATGTACAGCGTCAGTTGCTTTTCAAAATGGCGGGCGGAGTTACCGACGCAGAGATTATCGAAAGCAACGGCGAGTTCCGAAAGTTGTTCGATAAGGTAGGCAACAAGACACTTACACAGTTCGAGGACGAAACAAAGGCTTCACTTGCGCGAGTACGCAAGGAGTTGAGCGACCTACCTGCAAGGATTGACGAGCGTAAGCGCGACGAGGTTATGGCGGAGGACTGGGCGGCATTAGAGGTGCAGATTTTCGATCGCACGAAAGATTTGCAAGAGGTAGAGGGTGCTATTGCGGACAAGGCAAAAGCGATAACGGCGGCGAGTGAAGCGAGGGCGACTATTGCGAGGGAGTTGGACGCCGTAAACCGCAAGCGCACGGAACGGGAAAGAGAAATCAAGAACAAGGCGTATAAAGAGTACCACCAGCGGCTTGACATCATAGAAGAAGCCGAACGCGACGTAAAGGATTGGGAAAACGGCATTGCTACCTGCGAGGCGAAGATTAAGCGCGAAACGGATAACATCGCAGAACTCGACAAAGAGCGAGAGCAACTGTTGGCCGAGTACCACGCTATCAATGCCGAAACTCTGACTTTCGACGAATCGCAGTTCGTATGCCCGACTTGCGGTCGGCAGTACGAGGCGGACGATATTGAAGCAAAACAATCCGAAATGATTGCACGTTTCACCGTAGACAAGGCGAATCGTCTGGGAATAAACAAAAAGCAAGGATTAGCCGTAAAAGAGCGTAAGACGTTAGCGGAGAATATCATTGCGGGGGCGGAACGCGACATTGAAAGGTATAAGAAAAGCATCGAGGAGGTTAAGGTAGAACTTATAGGCGAGCGACCCGTTGAACCTGCGTATGAGGAACTTATCATTGACGATGCCGAGTACGCCGAACTCACCAAACAGATAGGTGAACTGAAAAATCAACTCTCGGAAGCACCTACCGAAATCGCCGACACCGCACTTCAAGAGCGTAAGCGCACACTCACGGCAGAGTTGGATGGACTGAAATCGCGTCTTGCAAAACGCGACCAAATACGCAAAAACGCCGAGCGCATTGCCGAATTGGAGAAGCAGAACCGGAATCTCGGAGAGAAAGAAGCAAATCTGAAAGGCTTGCTGTACGCTATTAAAGAGTTTTCAAAGGCTCGAAGCCGTGCTATCAGCGACCGAGTTAATGGGTTGTTCAAGTTTGTACGCTTCAAGTTATTTGATACGCAGGTAAACGGCGAGGAAGTCGAGGTTTGCGAAGCGACGATGCACGGGGTACCGTATAGCGTTTTGAGCAACGCCGAGAAAATTGTTGTAGGATTGGATATTATTAGCGCAATATGCCGATACGCACATATTACCGCTCCGTGTTTCTTGGATAATGCAGAATCAATTAACGACATTCCAGAGATTGAAAGTCAGATGATATTACTCAAAGTATCAAAAGACGATAAACTTATTATACAATGAAAGAAGAATGGAAAGATATACCCAAGTATGAGGGCTTATACCAAGTAAGCAATCTGGGAAGAGTACGGTCTATTGATAGGGTTGTAAGAACAAAATCAGGTAAATCAAAGAATCTAAAAGGAATTATTCTATCTCCACAGTATTATAAAAATGGATATAGGTTCGTTACTTTAAGCAAAGACGGAAATACGAAAGGGTTTTCTATTCATCGTATGGTTGCCTTATCATTTATTCCAAATCCCGAGAATAAACCAGAGGTAAATCACATTAATGAAAATAAGAACGATAATAGGGCATCAAATCTTGAATGGATGTCTGTCCGTGAAAATAGGAATTATGGAACTCGAATAGAAAGAGGAGTTGCTCATCGCGACCAATCTGGGGAAAATAATGGTATGTATGGCAGAAAAGGCTCACTTAATCCTAATTCAAGGGCTATACTTCAATTTGATTTGTCAGGAGTATTCATTCGTGAATATGAAAGTATAAGTATCGCAACAGAAATGACAAGTAGCAACCCATCGTCTATATCAAAAGTTGCAAGAGGACGTATCAAGTACACAAATTCATTTATATGGAGATATAAATATGAGTAACTATAAAAATTACCGCACCTTGCGGCAAATAGCCCGCGACGAACAAGTAACCGAGTTGGCTGTATGGCAAGTTATCCGCAAAGGGAAAGTAAAGAGTAGGATTCTGAACGGCACAGTAGTCGTTAGCAGCGAAGAATGGGATGCCTACGCATCAACTTCTGCCGGTAAGCGTTACTTGAAAAAGCGTCTGAACTTGGCAGAGACTACTATGCGGAGATGGCGAAGTTAAACGAATAATTGTAAAACATAAACACTATGGCAACAACAAACGAAAGCGCGGCACAGCCGCAAGCAGCAACGATGGCAGTACAAAGTACGACGGCAGTAGCCACACAGCAAACGCCGTCCGACAAGGCAATCGCAACTATTAACAAGTATATTGCGGGAGGTCTTGTTTTACCGAGCAAGTATAACCACATCAATGCTATCAAGTCGTCAATGATGACGATAGCCGAGATGAAAGACCGAGACGGAAAATCCCCGCTCGAAACGTGTACGCCAATGTCAATTCAGACGGCGTTAGTCGATATGGCACAAAAAGGGCTTGACGTATCGAAAGGTCAAGGATATTTTTCTATTCGTGGGAACCGACTTGTTTTCGGTAAGGAGTATCACGGGACAACGACACAGATACAGCGTTTATTCCCCGATTATACACCTGTACCGCGAGTGGTATATCAGGGCGACGAGTTCGAGTTCGACACCGACATTACCAATGGACGCAGGCGTCTTGTAAAGCACACTTCAAAGATTGAGAATATGGATAATGACTTTGTGTGCGCTTATCTGTATATTCCTTGCCGAGACGGGGGGCAAGACCTATACATTATGACCAAGAAAATGGTTTTGAAAGCGTGGGAAAAGTCGTCGAGTAATTCCAAGCAGACGCACAATGATTTTCCTTACAAAATGATTTGCAAGACAATCATAAACTCTGCTCTTGTTCCGATTATTAGTTCGTCGGATAGTTTTGCAGATGCGAATACGCCGAATGGCACTACCGTTGAAACAGCGGAGGAGGAACGCGATTATGTAGTCGCACAAGAAGCCAACACCACCGTCGTAAACACGGAAGAAGTTCAGTATGAAGAAGTGGAGGAGCAGCCGTATTAGCTTATGGCGCGCCACGAAACCACTTGCAGTAGGGCATAAAATTTAGAGGTTTTTTATGAAACTTATAGTCGTTGATAGCGGCAGTTTGGGTAATTCGTACTTACTCACCGACAGCAAAGGAAGTAGTCTTTTGTTGGAGGCAGGGGTAAACCCAGACGAAGTGTACAAGGCTATGAACTTTAATATCGGGGGATTGCAGGGAGTGTGCGTAAGCCACTCCCACCGATAGCGACCACGCAGCGTACATAGACCACTATGCAAATCGAGGTCGCAGAGTTCTCGCTCTTGCTGACACGCTCGAATCCGCAGGATGCAACTGTAATAACTACTGCAAGCCTATCGAGCCAATGCACGGGTACAAACTTGGTGCTTTTAAGATACTACCCTTTAATGTACACCACGATGTACCCTGCGTTGGTTTCGTTATCGAACACCCAGAAATGGGGAAGTTGCTTTTCGCTACCGATACGATGATGCTCGAATACAAGTTTAGCGGTCTGAACCACATAATGATTGAAGCGAACTATTCTGATGAGATAGTAGAGCGTAATATCGACAACGGTGTGGTTCGCAGCGTAATGAAAGACCGTTTGATGACGACGCATTTGAGTTTGGAAAACGCTATCGGTATGCTTAAAGCGAATGATTTAAGTAATGTAAACGAAATAATCTTAATCCACCTCTCGGACAACAATTCGGATGTAGTTGAGTTTCGTCGGCGCGTTATGAGCGCAACGGGGAAGCCGGTTTACATTGCCAAGAAAGGTTTGGAGGTGGAGGTAAATAGGGAGGTGTACTGAACTATGCGTATCGGGTTGGTAGATGTGGACGGGCATAGCGGCTATCCGAATTTAGCACTTATGAAACTATCCGCGTGGCATAAATCGAGGGGGGGGTAGATAGTGTTGAGTGGGCAGACCCTCTCTTCGGACGCTATGACCGAGTGTATATGAGTAAGGTATTTACTTTTACACCCGACAATACCGACGTGTGGAATTGCGAAGTTATAAAAGGTGGTACAGGATATGACTATACTACCAAACTACCCGACGAAATAGACCGTATGCAACCCGACTATTCTTTATATGGTATCAAGGGTATTTCGTATGGCTTTTTGACGCGGGGTTGTCCGAACAAATGCGCGTGGTGTATTGTACCAAAGAAAGAGGGTAATGTTAAGCCGTATATGACGATTGACGAGGTGGCAAATGGTAATAATAACCTTATCCTTATGGATAATAACATTCTCGCGTCTGACTACGGAATTGAGCAAATAGAGATAGCGGCAAAACGAGGTTATCGAATAGACTTTAATCAAGGTTTGGACGCAAGGTTAATTACTGACGATGTAGCGAAATTGTTAGCGTCTTGCAAGTGGATAAAGTATATTCGAGTTGCTTGCGACCAAAGTGCGCAGATTAAGTATGTGGAACACGCATTACAACTATTGAGAAAATACGGATATACGAAAGAGTTGTTTTGCTATTGCTTGTTGCGCGATTTTGACGAAAGTTATAATAGGATTAAGTGGATGTGGGAACGCCGAAAGGATATTACACCGCATTGCCAACCTTATAGAAACTTCGACGATAAACACCAAATAATTCCACAATGGCAAAAAGATGTAGCGCATTGGGCTAATAAGCGGCAACTATATAAGTCCGTCTTTTTTGACGACTTTGTGCCGAGAAAAGGATTTAAGTGTATTAAGTATAAACAAATTCTAAAATAACAAAGTTATGGAAAACAAAATGGAACATACAGAAGAAGTTTTACAGAAACGTGGTATCGATCCGAATTTAATGTCGTCGATATTCAGTAAGCCTATCGAAAGTAAGGCAACCGCTATGCAGTATGCGTTGGATTCGACCGCAACGTATGAGAATGGCAACAAGGTGCTACACACGGATAAGGCAAAGGAGATTTTTGACTTTATTTGCGAGAATGTAGAGTTGCCGAATGTGCCGTTTGGTGAGTTTTTCAAAGAATTGGATAAGTCGCTCGACGAGTTCCGCAAGAAGTTGGAGGAAATAAAATCGGAGGAAGAATAAAAAAGGCAATGGTAATTATATACAAGTTCGCCGAACCAAACTAAATCCTTGCATATTTAGTTTTTATTACTTATCTTTGTAGTATGATAAAGGCATACAGATATAGATTGAACCCTAACAAGGCACAGGCGGAGTTCTTTGAGAAGTCCTTTGGTTGCGCACGGTTCGTCTATAACTGGGCGTTGAATAGACGCATCGAAGCCTATCAGAAAGATAAGACAAGAATTAGTTGGGTAGAACTCTGCAAGGAACTTACAGAGCTTAAAAAGCAGGAAGATACGATTTGGCTAAAAGAGGTTTCAAATCAGTCTTTGCAGAGTTCAATCCGGCACATGGAGGCTGCCTTCGTTCGTTTCTTTCGTGAAAAGAAAGGCTTCCCGAAGTTCAAGTCAAAGCACCGTTCACGTGCATCGTTTCAGTTTGTGCAAAAGGTAAGTATTGACTTTGAGACAAACCGAATCAAACTGCCAAAGATAGGAGAGGTAAAGTTCTACAAGAACCGGACGTTTGATGGTAAGATAGGCACGGTAACAATCAGCAAGTCAGCGACAGGAAAGTATTACGCTTCGGTGCTGGTAGACGACGGCAAGGAATTACCTGCAAAAGCCCCTATCACGGAGGACACGGCGGTCGGCATAGACGTAGGAATTAAGGATTTTGCCGTGCTGTCAAACGGTCAGACTTTCGCTAATCCGAAGTATTTAGAGAAAGAGGAAAAACGTTTGGCTGTATTGCAGCGTAGGTTTGCAAGGAAGCAAAAAGGCAGCAATCGTCGTGAGCGAGCACGTAGAGCAGTAGCAAAGCAATACGAGGTAGTGAGAAACAAGCGTACCAACTTTCTGCATCAAGTAACATCGAGGATAGTTCGCGAGAACCAAACGATTATTATTGAGGACTTGAATGTAGACGGTATGCTGAAAAATCATTGCCTTGCAAAGCATATATCGTCAGCGAGTTGGTCGGAGTTCTTTCGTCAGTTGGAGTACAAGTGCGAGTGGCAAGGTAAGAACCTTATCCGCATAGGTAGATTCGAGCCGAGCAGCAAACTTTGTACTTGCGGCTACAAGAATGACGCCCTGACGTTATCGGATAGGTCGTGGACTTGTCCGAAGTGTGGGACGACGCATGACCGTGACTTGCTTGCTGCTCAAAACATTAAGAGGTTCGGTTTGCAACATCAGAACCTTATAGGAATACCACCTGCGGTGATCGGGGCAGGGCGCGTGGAGTCGCCGACAGTGGTCGGGGCAAAGAAACGCGAATATGTAAAAGTGTAAACTTGTATGATAATCACCTTTTAAGAGTGAATCACTATGGGAAAAGCATTAGACACACAGGTAGGTGGAGAACACTACCGCAAGCAAAAGATTCAGCCGATAGAGTATATACACGCAAACGGATTAGACTTTATTCAGGGATGCGTGGTCAAGTATATCACTCGATTTAGGGATAAGAACGGCAAGGAAGACTTGCTGAAAATAAAACACTACATAGACATGCTTATTGAGTTGGAGTACCCCGAAGAAAACACCAAATAGCACCATGAACCACCAGAGCCAACGAGCCGTATTAACTACGGCTCTAAAAATGATACAATTACGACCTTACCAGCAACAAGCAGTCAATGAGATACGCACTGCGTTGTCGCAGTATCGGAGGGTGCTGTTTCAACTCCCTACTGGAGGAGGAAAATCGCTCTGTTTTAGTTATATAGCAAAGCAAAGCGGCCGTTACAATCGGAAAGTCCTTATACTTTCAAACCGAGTAGAGATACTGAAACAGAACGGCGGCGCGCTAAACGAATTGGGATTGGATGTTGAATACATAGACCGATACCACCGTTCTATTCCGAATAAGCGAATAGCCGTAGGAATGTCGCAGACACTCAAACGGCGCATAGAACAGGATGAATGGAAAGAGTATGTACATAGTATCGACCTTTGCATAGTAGACGAGGCCCACTGCTGCGACCACGACTTTGTGTACCACTTCTTAAAAGATGGTTGCTTCATTCTGCTCGTAACGGCCACACCGCAGCGACAAGGGAAACAAGCGCAGTTAGGGCATTTCGCTCGGGCTATGGTTACAGGAGTTCCCGTGAAAGAGTTGGTTCGGCTCGGCTACCTAACACAGGCTCGTCATTTCACTATTGCCGCTCCGAAGTTAGACGACGTAGAGATTGACAGCAAGTCGCAAGAGTACAATCAGAAGTCACTGGCGAAGAAGTTCGAGGATAAGAGAGTGTACTATGGCGTTATTGATGAGTGGTTCCGTATTTGTCCTGACCGAAAGACGCTAATGTTTTGCGTAAGTTCAAAACAGGCAATCAAGTGTACTAAAATCTTTGTCGAGCGTGGCATATCCGCAAGGTATGTACTTTCGGGGAACTTTGACGATGACGCAACGTATTCGGGCGAGAGGTCAGAGATAATGGACGCTTTCAAGAACAACGAGTTTCAAGTTCTTGTCAATGTCGGGGTATGCACCGCAGGAACGGATATAGTTGATATAGGTTGTATCATTGCCAACTACGCTACAACGTCGATGACGAAATGGCGTCAGAGTATTGGACGTGGTAGTCGTATATGCGAGGGCAAAAAGGACTTTATCATTCTTGACGCAGGGGATAACATTCGTCGTCTCGGGTTCTTTGAGCAAGAAATAGAATGGAGCCTTTGGCATAACGAAAGCACGGGTGGCGGTATTCAGCAGATGAAAGTATGCCCGACAGATAAGGTTGATATAAACCACAACAGAGGGTGCGGACAAAGAGTTCCTGCATCATGCAAGGTTTGTCCAGCCTGCGGCTTCAAGTTCCCGACTGAAAAAGATGAAGTTATCTTACACTTGGAGGAGGTAGCCGAAAGCGAAGAAAAAGATATACTTTCGTGGGCGGCAAAGAAAAAATTGGAGGGGTGGAAGTTAAGCCGTATAATGGTGCAGGTGTGTTCTGCGAACGTCGGAGAAGAAAAGAAAGCGTTCACGGAGGTATATTGCAAGTTATACGGTAAGACCGAAGTCGAAGCGAAAAAGTATTGGTTTGTATTTAAGAAGAACGTATGGGACAAAATTAAGCGCAAGAAAATTGCGGAATAAATTTCGTAGATTATAAAAAGTTTTATATCTTTGCAGTAAGAAAATTGAAAGGTATATGCAGAAGATTATTTCCACCGAGGTTTGGAAACCAATACAACTTCATGGATGTCAGTTAGAGGTATCGAATTTGGGAAATGTAAGATTCTTTAAGAGCAAGAAACCCAAAGCGATATTCCTAAACAAATATGGTTATCCCACGATAAATATCCAAAAGGATAGGCATATTAAAGGATTTAGAGTTCATAGATTAGTTGCACAACTATTCGTTGAGAACCCTAATCCTGATAAATACGATTGTGTTAATCACAAGGACGAAAATCCGCAAAACAACCACGCGGATAATCTTGAATGGTGCGATAGGGCATACAATAACCGATATGGTAGCCATACCGAAAAAGCGGCAAAATCTCATAGCAAGAAAATTGCACAATATAATTTGCAAGGTAATAAAATAAGAGAGTGGGAATCGGCCACTCTTGCTGCAAGAGAATTGGGATATGCTCAATCATGTATTAATTGGTGTTGTTTGCGAAAACCAAAACATAATACCTATAAAAGATTTATATGGAGGTACATCCATGACACCGATGTCCAATACAAAAATGGTAAATCTGTAATAAAATGTGATAAAGAGGGAAATCCGATTGAAGAATATATTAACATAACAACCGCTGCGAAAGAAAATAGGTTGCTTATAACATCAATTACGAATTGTATTAAAGGGCGGTCTAAAATGGCAGGTGGATTTTGTTGGAAATTAAAACAATAATGTATGAGTAAAAAAATTATGTTCTCGGATAAATTTTCGCTTACCGAAGCCGTATTGGACGGAAGAAAGACACAGACAAGGAGGATAATTCCGAAAGAGTTCTTTACGCTCACTTGGGACGTACGCGATGATACTTTGGTCTACGAAAATGATTTTGGCGATTTTATTGACGTTAAGAACTCTACATATAATCGCTTCAAGATTGGTGATGTCGTAGCAGTGGCGCAAGCATACGACGACTTCTATAATGATGATTATAATCCTATCATGTTTCCCGATGGTGCAGGTTGGACGAACAAAATGTTCGTCAAGTCTGACCTTATGCCCCACCGCATCCGAATAACCGATGTTCGCGTAGAAAGGTTGCAGGATATATCGGATGAGGATTGTATGAAAGAGGGTGTAGGCGTAAGTGCTACTGATAATATCATTGGCTATCCTATCGGGATTCGATTCAATTATTATATAGGCGAGGATAAGAGAGGGAACCGCTATATATTGCCTCGCGAAGCCTTTTCTGTTCTTATAGACAAGGTTTCGGGTCGCGGAACGTGGGAAAGCAATCCCTATGTGTTTGCTTATGAGTTTGAATTGGTAAGATAGTAGGGCACTGCAATGGATGTAAGTTTTGTACATTAAGAAACAATATCTATATTTGCATTGTGAAAACGAGAGGTATGAAAAAGCAACATATAGAAAGTATCAAGGAACGGGCGCGGAAATTTGTAGATGCTCCATGCGATAGAAGATGTAAGGAATGCAACCTCGAAAGAATGAGTTGTCGGTTTTATAATGACCTTATGTCGTTTATTGCAGGAGCACAATCCGAGCACGAACAACTTACCCGCTGGTGCGACCCGAAAGTGGAGTTGCCGGAATACAGGAAGCGGGTCCTGGTGAAATTCAAAGACGGGATGTATGATTGTCTTTTCCGAGAAAAACATCTATATCTCGGCGACGGGTGGTCTTATGGCGGAGGTGGAATTTTGGTAGAGGATGAAAACCCCGTTATCGGCTGGCGCGAGATTCACGAATGACAAATTATAACTACATGAAAAAACTCTTTAACAAACTTTTCCAACGCCTCGCCCTTTGGCGACTACTCGGGCGGAACAAAGTGCTGTACGAGTTCAGCGGTAAGGGCTTCGCTGGTTTCAAAATCACTTTCCGTGCCTACTACATGGATATTGTATCGGAAAGTAATAACTTCAAACTTCGTTTGGCCTTTTACACTCGACCGTATCTGTATTTGCTTGAATCAGCAAAGCAAGACAAGAAAGAGAATATCTACGGTTTTGCGTTGGCGGTGTACCAAACCACGATGATGCTTTGCGCCGACCAACAGTTAGTTGACGACAACAACAAGGCGTTATCGGCTTGTTTTGATCGACTGGAAAAGCGAGGTGCAAGTCAGCCGAAAGCGAGCGACTTTGAAAACGACTTGGCATTACGCGAGGTGCGTCAGAACGTAGAGCGTGGGCAGATGACACGTCAGCAAAGGCGCAAAGTAGAGCGGGACGCACGAAAGAAGATGAAAGAGGGGCTTGCGGATATAAAGAACGAAGAAAATGTAAACGAAAAAGAATAATGTAAACGAAAAAGAATATGCTAAGAGATATAATAGACAAAATAAGTAAACAGAAAGCAGATAGAATAAAAGAACAGTTTGAAAACCTCCCTCCGGAAATTCAAGAGGAGGTAGATGAGTCTGCGAGTTTTTTGTTGGAATATTTCACAAAAGAAGAACTTGCAAAAATGGTGACGATATTTAACCTGACTTACCAAAAACTCGGTATTTTTGGTGGCAAAGCGGATGCCATTAATGCACACGAATTACTTAATTAACTATACACTATGACGAAACAAGAGATTGCACAACAACTCCAACAATGGATCAACGAGGGTAAAATAATGACGAAAAGTCAAACCGGGAAAAGGTACGCTGAAATCGACCGTGGTCTCAAAAAAGGAGAGTATTATGTAACTCGAATAAAGAGCATCATTACAACGGATTGTGATATTCAGCGGGACTTTAATGCCATGTACGAACGCAAAGAGGTGTTTTCATTTTTTGATTTGCAGATCGAATACCCGCAATACCAGACGTTGTATTCTGCAACCAAGGCAGCTGCTAACGGCGAATTTTTGAGGTTTGCCGGCTTCAGGAATATTCCGTTGTATATCAAAGGAGAATAACCGCACTACACCATGCCCCACGATTACCGTGCAAAAATAACGCCGCAAGTTTCTACGATGCTACTGCAACTGATGCACCTTTGCTATAAACAAGGTGTGTCAGATGCAGCGGACTTGAACGATACTAACCGTTGTTGGGAGTTTGTGGATGTTATGAAAAACGGGCACCGGTTCGGATTGGTTGGTAAGGACTACTTTATTGATTGGATTGAATGGCGCTCAGTGGTAAATCTGTGGTCGAATAGGATAGTGCTCCGACGAATGGCGAATCGCTATTTAGCCGACATACAGACATACAACCACTACGATTCTGTTCCTTTAAGGCTATGTATGGATTGGTACGTTATTGGTGTAGAGGATTACACGAAGTTCCCGGAGACCGTAGGCTTGGAGGTATTCTTGTATAACAAGGACTTTGCTCGTTGGCGCAAGAAGTGGGAGAGAGAACCGAAGCGGACTATCCACCAATTCAACGATGAGGTGGTATTGCTATTGAACGAACGTAGACGCAAGGATGAGCAGATACGCGAGGAGGAGGGAGAGGACAAGCGTTTCACTTTGAATAAAGGGTCGTACGAACTCTTTTTGAAAACTATAATGTTTGTCCGGTATGAGTTAAGGGAAAAGAAAAGGAAAAAGGTTGTAAAAAGGAGGTAGAATGTTCACTACGTCATGTTACATACGAAAGAATACCCTTGCCCTACGCAAGAAGCTGGAGGAGTTAGGGTATAATATTTGCTTCTGCGCGGAGTTTAAAGATGCAACGTGGTTAACGACGTTTCCAGCGGAAAACTCTGTTTATGGTACAGGATATTACAGAAGTGGCGATCCGTACAAGACGCAAGAAGAAACGTTGGCAGTCTATGAAAACACGACATTTGATATAGACTGCGCCGACAACGAAGAACTTTTCTTGGCACTTGCCGCCCTACGCGATGACAGCGACTATATGCAGTGGTTCTGCGATTATAGCGGTGGTAATTGGACGTTATGCACGGAGCATGTACTTCGTGGGAGCGGGGAATGGCACACCGAACACGGAATGCTGCACAAGGCGAGCGTGAAGGAGATAATTAAACAATTTAATAAGTAAAGGTATGAGTAGAAATTGGATAGTAACCGTTAATGTGTTTACAAACGGGGATGAAAGTTATGAGGATATCCGGGAATTAGTACAAGGGTTAGTATCACATAACAAAAATATTACGGTTTGTTCCGTTCAACGGAAGCGTAAGCATCTCAAAACAAGAAAAATAGGTGAACTTGCGAAAACGACAACAAAGGTAGAATTTTAAACTCCGTTACGGAGAACGAGAAGTTATGGCAGTAAGGATATTAAAAAGGGGAACGAAAATTCCGCCGACGTACAGAGTGGTATGTCCCGATTGTGGGTGCGAGTATGAATACAACAAGGAGGATATTAGGAAAGAACAAATGAGGGGTATTGTGCCTGCGCAATACTATTACTATACAGACTGTCCACAATGTTATAATAGTGTAGCCCACAGCGATAGAAATGCAACAACCGCCCAAGACGAATAAGGTAATCCCCGTCGCCCACGCGCTGAATTGGAATATAGACACAAACTATACGTTCATATTCCTACCGATAGGATATGCTTATAATAAGCACCTGAATGACGCGAAGGTCGGGGACACGATAAAGTTTGTCAAAGGCAAAACAAGGACAATTCGCGATATTGGGTTCATTGATATTCATTCGTTCTTGTTTCGTAACCTTTGCTGGAAAAGATATGGATGCTCAGCAGAAAAGGTACGACGGCAATGGGAGGTAAACGCAAGGAGCGAGGGATATTTGAAAGAAGCGATTGACGAGGATAAGGCTGTAATGATATGGTACAAAGTGGACGAGGATAAGCCGATATACGAGCCGCCGAAAGCAAAGATGAGCAATGCGCAAACTGAACACCAAATACAACGAAAAGGCACTACTGCCAGCCGTGCTGTTGGAGGGCATACAGCGGGGGGAGGTCGTGGAAACAAAGGACGGAGAAAAGGTCGTGATTGACTATCTTTGCACGTGGAATAACGAAAACGGTTGGAGTGCACAGAATTTGGATGTGGTAACGCAGAAGTTATATAACCAACCGTTTGCAAAGGTTCAGCAGGTATGGAAGTCGCGGATGTTGATAAATGATTGGTGGCATAAGGTTAAGATGACGCGGGTCGAGGATATGCCGAAAGTAGAAAGTAAGACGGATGTTCGTCGTATGAGAAGATATACAACAACCCTTTAACAAATAAAACTATGGAAAATCTACTTACGAAAATCGAAGAGGCTTGGGATGCGTTTAAGGTAGACGCTGACAAGCGAGAAAAAGGTAACAAAGCAGCCGGTAGGAGAGCACGCAAGAAGAGTATGGAACTTGCGAAGCTACTGAAAGAGTTCCGTGCGAAATCAGTTCTAAACTACCCTGATGAATACGAAGAGTAGCCAATAGCGTGTAGTAAAAGGCGGAGAGAACTTCAATCGAAAGTATCGTGCGAGGTTTTCTCCGCTTTTATTGTGTAAAAACACAACACCCCGCATGTTAAGCACTACTTGTATGATTTGTATATTATATATATTTTTTTTATATTTGCGGTATGTAATAATCACCTACGATGAGCAGGGGGCGCCTGCCTGAGCCAAGAGCCGATGCCGGATTTCCGGCATCGGCTATTATTTTGTAAAATAAAACAACATATCATGACAACTGCAAGTTTAACTTTCACGAAATCGAATGACGTGTGGGTTACGACATTTGTTTCTGTAGGGAATTGTATTGTGGAAATTGAGCGAGCAAAGCGAGGAACTTGCTCTGTCTCAGCAAACATTGAGGGTATGCAAGCAGTACCTGTTGCGAGTTTTCATAACCCATACATGGCGAATGTAATTTTCCGACTTAACATTCCCGTAGGTATCGAAGTTACGATTAAATCCGCCACGGAAGTTTCTGCCGCAAAAATGCTTTCAGAATGAAAAAGATATATATTCCGATTATTTCTTTATTCAGTATTTCATTAGAATGTTTGGATTTAGCGTCTACCGCAACATCCAATAGGCCTGCTTTTTGGGATGTAGACAACTTACTGTTAGAGAATTTTGCAAACTTCACACTCGAAGATGGTAGTGCAATTTTATTAGAGGAATAATTATGGCCGATAAGAAAATTTCAGACCTCCCTAAGTTAGGGAAACTTTCTGGTGATGAATTGATTCCTGTTGTTAAAGATGGCATAAATTATAGTGTTCAGTCGAGTAACATTGGTTCTTCTGGCACGATACAAGACATAACAAATGTTGATATCGATTCACTTTTTTTAACCTAATTAAATCAAGTTTATGAAGTACTTATCTTTTGAGGGCTTGACCCACTTTTGGGACAAAGTCAAAACCTACGTTAATGGGGAAGTTGTCGAAGTACAAAATGCCTTGACTGCTGATATGGCAAAAAAGGCGCCGCTGGCATCGCCTACTTTTACAGGTACGCCTAAGGCACCTACGGCAGCAAAGGGCACGAATACGACGCAGATTGCAACCACTGAGTTTGTGACTTCGGCAATCGGCGAAATTACTTTCCCTGATCTTTCTGCGTATTTCAATGAGGTTGCGTACAACAGTACCAGCAAAAACATCGAGTTTAAGCATGGAACGACTGTTGTAAAGACGCTCTCGGCTGCGCCGTTCATCAAGGATGGCATGGTGAATGCTGTTAGTATTACCACGGGAACCGGTGCTAACGCAGGCAAGCAAGTGCTGAAAGTTGCGTTTAACACGGACGCTGGCCAGTCGCCGATCGAGATTCCGCTGGAGGGTATTTTTAACGCCAACAACTACTACGACAAGACGGAAGTAGATGGTTTGCTGGCAGGGTATGTTGAGACGTCTGTTCTTGAAGCCGACTACGTCAAGAATAGTGATCTTGTCGCTGTTACTAACGCAGAAATTGACGCGCTTTTCAACGAGAACGCATAATCGTTGAATATTAACTATAGTGGCTTGATCGCCACTATAGTTGCTACTTTTAAAAGTAAAACAATGGTAAAAAGGAAATATATTACACTGGATAACCTTGCGCGATTCAAAACTCAGGCGGACAATAAATATTCTGCCGCCATAAATGAAGTCGCTGAGGCTATCGTTGCTGTTAATGACGTAGCATCATCGGCAGAGTCCAAAGCTATCAAGGCAAACACTAACGCAGGTGTAGCACTGAACGCAGCCCAAACCGCTCAGGACACGGCGGATGAGGCAAAGACTCTCGCTCAAAATGCGGGCGGAGCGCCCGTCACCGGCTTCCTCTCGACGACCGGGCATTTCTCCGCCGCGGTGGACAACGGTCAGGCTATTCGGTCGGTGGAGTTGTCGTTCACCACATCGGATGATGTCACTACAAACCAGTACATATTCGGAGACAGTACGTCGACTTCCGGCGGTCTGTGTCTGAGAATCTCCAATAAATATTTTATATTTGCCTCCCAGACGATCACGACGATGCAAGTATGGCCGAACACGCAGTACCACGTAGTGATGGTGTATAATACTTCTAATATTTTCATTTATATCAACGGAAGTCTTTTCTTGCAGGAATCAGGTAGTTTAGCTAAATACGCGTATTTCACGATTGGCTCGTTTGGTACCTCGACGGCAACCTTCAAGGGTATTATCCATCACATGCGTGTGTTCAATAGCGCATTGACCAATACTGACCGCGAGAAGTTGTGGAATAAGGCCCGCCCCGCGCAGTATCGCGCTAATACTGCTAATTTCAGCACTATGGTCCACTGCTATGAGGCGGAGAATATATCGGGCAACACCTGGAATGATGCAGGCAGTACTCCGCTACCGCTTACCTATACCAAGGTATCAGGCTCCGCGGCGCCCGCCCTCGACCGCTCCACGCCGGCCGACCTCACCGTGCTGCGCATGGAGCAGACGGTCACGACGGACATATCGTCGGCAGTGTCGCAGATACAGACCTACTACCCGCGCTACTTCCCGGACCGCATCTTCGTGCAGAACCTAATGACCACTGCGGCGACGAACGTCGCGCTCACATACAACCTGGGCACGTCGATCAAGGCGACGATCGGCAC